CGTAAGTAGCTCTCATACTTGCAGAAGATCCTTCGTGGTAAAAAATATTTCCAGAATCGTGGATATATACATAACCATCATCATCACCATGATATGTTTTTTCTATTCCGTTACTGTTAAAACCTGAAGTTATAGCAGTAGCTTGAATTCCTCTAGTTTCTGACCATTGAAATCCTTGAGATGTTATAGCACCAATAACTCCTTTAGCTTGAGAAGACCCAGCACCTGATGTAGTATAAAATAATCTATATTGAGATTTCTGCCTCAACACTACACTAGATACTACATAAGAGTCAATACCATTAGCAATAGTTTCTGTTATAGATACTATCTGTCTGCTTACTGTTCCTAACTCTACGTCACCAATACGTGCAGTACCAGCGATAGTCCTAACTCCATCAGGACTTAAAAATACCAAGTCACCAGCAATTTCCTGAATACTATGATTATCTAAACAACCTACGTTTTTAGTTACAGGTACTACAGCTATAGTAGAAGAATTATTTATATTTACTAATTTATAAATACTGTTTTTACAAAAAATAATAAGGTCATCTCGGAAAGATTTTAAACCAATAACCTTATCATCAAGTTTTATATTTCCAGAACCTGTAGCAGTAAAGTCGTCTATATCATTAGTTCCGCTATAATAAATAGTATTAGGATTATTAGAATCCCCAGCTACGACATAATGTTTATCGTGTATTACGCCTGTAATAGGATATACAGTGCCGCTTACCGTAACTTCTTTAGCAAAGTAAGTTCTGTTGCTTAATGCTCCCGTACCTGTCATTTTAAAATAAAAAGGTTTAGTAGCAGAGGCTTCGTCAGTAATTAAAAGTTCCCCGTACTGAGTATCACCCTCATAGAAAGCAAAATTACACTGGTTTTGATTTGTTCTGGCTAAAGTAGATCTTCCTGTAAAAGTAGAATAGTTATCTCCTCCACCAGCTACAGAATCCCTATTTATCTGTAACCATGTTTCACCATCTATAGTAAAATATATATTTGTTCCAGAACAAGCTATAAGACCATCTGCATAAACAAAAAGACCTAAGATAGCATTAGTACTATTAGGTCTTGTAGCGTCGCTGCCACCAAAAGGTTCAAAACCATTTATTCTTCTGTAACCACCATCTGAATCTACTTCAAAGTTTTCAAGCTTTGTAGCAAGACCCGGATTAGAAAGCATTTCAAACTGATTTAAGTTTGTATTTAAGCCTCCTTTACAGGATACACCGAAAGGTAAAGACTGTGGCATTAGATGAACCTAATCCTATCATCTTTAAAGTAACCGGGATCAGGTTCCATGAGATGGAGCCTCATGTTCTTTAAGTTTCTTTTATAATCCTCTAAAGCAAAAGCAGCACCTTGAGCATTATCATTAAACTGGTGTATATAATATCTAGCTTTACTTATAATTACAGGCACATATACATCTGGAAAAACTACTGCATCTGAATATAAATCAAGCTTTGTAGGCTGATTAAAAGCAAAAAACCAGATTCTGTAAACTTGATCTGGTATAGGACTTAATCCAAAGTTTCTTGCATCAGGACTTCTTACAACTCTGCTAGGTACACCATATGACTGAGTATCCGCATCGTCTAAGTTTTCTGAGACTCTAAAATAATCTTTCCATTCTTCAATAGTAGTATGTCTTAAGTTACGTGCAGTATAAGGAGCAGATTCTCCGCTTACGCCTACAGTAGTAAGATAAAAGTTATCCCAGTCTATGTAGCCATAGTCTCCTAAAATAGAAGAACTAGTAGGCTTTAATTCATACCAGCGTGTACCCGCCACTGTTTCTATATATGTGTTACCATACATAGGATCAGTAGCTCCACTTTCTGCTACAGATAAAAAAGGCCACTGAGGTTCTTCATTAACTACATCTAAATAGGCTCTGTTAACAATATCTTTTACATGCGTTTGTACACCTACAGAAGATGCAAAAGTAGCTGAAGTTAATTCAACTTCATTTACTTCTCTTAAAATTTCATTACAAATCTGTAAGTAGTTAGTAGCCATTAGTAAGTTACGCTATTATTTTTCCCAGCCATAGAAACACAAGCTTTTTCCATAGCAAAAATATCAGATTTTACTTTACCACCGTGCATCTTTTTATCACGAGCTTTCTCAGCCGCTGCTTTACCCTCTTTAGTATAGGGATATTTTTTACCATTAACCATCGGCATTATCTTTCTCCTTAATCTTGATCAGATTCAAAAGTCTTAGATGTTTCTCTTGCAATCTCAAATTCACTTTTAGGTCTATTTAAAAAAGGATCTTTTCTGAAGATACGATCATAGTTCTCATCGTATGCGGCTTTATTAAAACCTTTCCTAAACCTGCTTTCTTTACTTGCTATAGTTCCAGTAGACATTACAAATGGTTTTTCATCAGAACCTATTTTAGGCATTTAATACTCCTAAAAAAAGATGGGGGCCACCGAAGCAGCCCCCGGTTAGTTTAGTCAATACCGTAGAAACATTCTATAAGAGCTTCCTCGCGAAGGACTTTGGCTCCGTAGACATGCAGACCACGAACAATATCACCAAAGCTATCAGGATCACGAAGAACCTCAGAGTTAGTGATAGTTTGTGCAGTTGCCGTAGAACTAATATGACCACCAAGACATTTACCTGCTGCGTTATCTGGAGAGGCAATGTTATTGGTCTTGTACATATCAAAACCACGGAGCTTGCCAGAGCTTACCAAGCCATTACGGATGGAACCCTGACCAGCGTTATAGTCAACTGACAAGAGCTTAGAAGAGCTTTGTACAAGGACTTCATAGAACTGGGGGTTAGCTAAGAACCAGCGTCCTTCTTCAGGAACATTTTGCTCATCCAAAAGACGTGCCATGTGAGACAGAACGTCAATAGGATCATGCTCAGAAGAACCAAAGCCAATGTCCAAATTACCAGTACCATCAAAGGTTCCTGCTGCAAGGTCAGTATCACTGTCAGTACCCATGCTATGGTTTGGAGATGAGTCTGATACACCAGCAAACATCTTAGCAATTACACCTTCATCGAAGGCATCACGCAATGCGTATGCAGCCGAAGAAGTTGCAGCTTCTCTAAAGTTTACATGCGACATATTTGTTTCAATATCATCAACGATGAACTTGAAAGCGTTAGCCGTATCTACAACCAAGGTAATCTCTGCGTCCGTCAGCTTGGTAGCTGTTACATCTGAACCTCTCGTATAATCGACAACAGTGATTTCAGGTTCTTTGATAATGCGTACACTATCGCCAAACGCTGAAATTTCACCAGCATAGTCAGTATTCGTAATAGCTTCTACTACAGAAGATTTACGAAAAAAGTTAAGAACCTGCTTAGAATAAACCTTGGGCAGGAAGAATGAGTTTGTTTGACCTGCTACAGAGTTAGCAAAGTTAGCATTAGTATCTGTGCTAGGTTCAAAAAACTGATTTGATGTATTATAAGCCATTGTTATGTACTCCTATATAAAACATAAGTTAGGCTACTACGCGACCCTCCATCATTGCTTGATTAATTTCTTCTTCATGTTTATCAAACTGATCAAGGGACATAGCAGCTATTTCCCGTTCAGTCCAGATTTTAGGTTGTTTAGCATCTACAGAAGTTGTTTTAGTTGATACCATATCTGCTGCCGAACCCTGCGGCTGTCGCCGTCTGGGCTGCGTTTGAGTAATGCCATTTTCCATTTTATAAAGATCAATAGCTTTTGAAGCTAAAGCAACATTATCAGGATTATTATAAATCCAATCTTGTATTTGTTCAGGTTGCTCCTGTGCCCAATTATGAAAGTTTTCATCACCTCTAATATCTTCAAAATCAGGATGTCTATCCCTTAAAGAAGTCTCTGCTTCTCTTTGAAGAACTTCAGACTCACGCTGTCTGATAGACTGCAACTGAGCTTCAAGTTCTGATACTTGGCGTTTACTTTGTAAATGAGCTACAGTTTCAACTGTATTATACAAATCAGGATACTGTTGTTTAAACTCCTCCAGATCTTCAATAGTTCTGGGAGGTTCGTACTGAGGTTCAGCGGCTCTAGCTTGAGCTACTAATTCCTGTTCCTTCTGTTTAAACTCAGAAACCTTATTATCATAATGTCTTTTTAGATCATCGTATCTCTTTTTATAATTATGCGACGACTCTTCTTCTTGAGGGGCTTCTTCCGAGGTGGCCTCAGGTTCAAAAAATAATCCGTCTGCATCTCCTCTGCTAGGTTTATCTGGCGTATGCCAAGATTTTTTAGCATTATATAGGTTAGGTTGTTCTGACATACTCTTTCTCCTTCACGGGGCTTGTGTCTTGCAAGGTAGCCATAATTCTTTTATTTGGCCTATAAAAGATATGGGGCTTGTCTTATCAAGGTAGCCGTAAAAATTTATCGAACGCTTGGCATCTTATTTGCACCCATCATTAGTCGATTAATTTCTTCTTCTTCTGGGTTATCTTCTAGCTCTTCCTCTTCAGGAATAGGTGGAGACAGTAATCCGCCTTCGTTCTTTCGTTGTAATCCACCGTCATAGGCACGTTCAGCATCATCCATCATTCGTTGGAGATTATCCGCACCAATCTGATCAGTGGCCTTTCTGGTCATAACAAATTCTCCATCACTAAGTCTAGCGGGGATAGAATCTGATACTCCCGTTCCTGGCCCTTCTACTTCTCCAGCGCCAGAAAATTCTGAAGCAGTCTCTACAACTTTGTCAAAGATTTGACTAAGCCTAGAATCTGCCTCTAATGTTTCCATTAAGTAATCTTGTTCTTCAGGTTGTAAAGCTTCTGAAAGAACAAAATCAATATAATCTTCTTCCATTTCATCATCAGGAAGTTGTGTTTCTTCTGCATTTGCCTGATCTTCAGGCGTGTAAGTATCTATAGGCATTTCAGGAGGAACCATTAAAGAGCCTTCCGTTTTCTTTGAACGAGTGTTTTCTTCACTTTTTAAAGCATCAGCAAGATACTCTACCTGTTGTCGATCTTCTTTAGATAAATCTTCTAAAGTAATTTTTCCACTTTGAACATCAGCTAATTGTCTATAAGTTTCAGCCTCAAAAGGAGCGTGTCCTTTAGGAGGTTTTGGTTCTGCTAAACTACCAGAAGTTTTACCTTCTCTCACAGGCATAGGATATAAATCAACATCATCTTCTGTAGCAAATTTAAACTCTATAGGTTCTCCTTTATATTTAAAGTAAGATTTATTACCTTTAACATAAACATAGGTTGCAGGATTTGTAAATGCTTTTGAAAAAGCAGCATCCATATCTTTAACATCAATATCAGATACACTTTCAAAAGTATTTCCTTTACTTTCTTTTTTAACTTCTTTTTCAACTTCTTCTTTTTCTTCAGCAGAACCTAAATTATAACTATATATATTTGAACCTATAACTGCAGGAGATAATAATCCTGCTGTTTTTAAAGCTGCAAAACCTTTACCACGTCTAGCAGCCCTAGTAGTTTTTGTTCCTCCTAACTCTTCACTTATTTGTTGACCAGAAGTAGGCTTAGTAACCATAGCACGAATAGTTTGTGCAGTTTCACCAAGTATATTTTCATCGCCACCACCACCGCCAGCACGATAAGCATAAACTTTTTCTATGTTTTTTACTTGTGAAGGAGTCATATCAAAATCTTCTGCAACCGTTTCAATAATTTTTTTCCGGGTCGGTCCAGCCCCTGCTCTTGGCTTTTCAACTGCTTTATGAACAGCTACCATTTCAGCTTTTATAGCTTTTGCATCAGAATAATCGTTAAATAACTTTACAAGAGGTTTAGCAAGTTTTGATACAGCACTGCTAACACCGCCAACAACGTACTGCTCACGTTCAACGGGATTCAATATACTCATTCTCTAGACTCCATCATTTGTTCAACATTAACCTTCAACTGCTCTAGGCGTTCCAGCGAACTCACCCTCCCCTGGCTGCGGTACACCTCCAGTTCCGATGTTGCCCCCACCAGTACCTGTAGCTCCAAGGTCTTGAGCGCCTGCAGGTACTCCTTCAGCGGCTCCCATACCTCCGGGTTCTTGACCAACGGGGCCAGCTTCCGCGCCAGCGTTTTGTCCAGCATTCTGCATCCCTATAATTTGTGCCATGATAGCGGCTTCTTCAGGATCATTCAGAAGTTCATCTGGGTCTAGATCCAAGCTGTAAGCAAGCTCGCTAATAAGCTTGTTAATTTTGACAAAAGGAGCTACTGCTGGATTCTGTACGGTCTGTAAGAATGTAGTCAGACGTTGACTCCTCACCTCTTTCTGCATCAGGCTATTAGTACCTGTAGCTTTTACTTCTAAATCTCCTTGTACATCTAATTTACCTTCTAGGAATTGCATGTTCCATTGGAAGTAAGCTTCTCCTAAAGGTTTCAAAAGAAAGTCGTCAAGGTTCTTAATAACGGTTTTAATGTTTAATGAAGCTGCTCCTAACAACATAGACATGCCGGAAGCAGTTCTGGTCATGCTCTGTACACCTGTCTGACCATGACTATAACTAGGAATACCTGTTTGTTCATCAGCAAGCTGACGGAACTTATCAAACATCATCATGTTTTCTTGTGATGTATTAGGGAACTTTAAACCATTGATAGCAGTTCCCGGTACGCCTGCTTGCCTTCTAAAAACTTTACCGGGATAGATTTCCATAGACTGACCACCTACTAAAGCAGTCTCGTCTACATCAAATACAAGAGATCCTGATAAAGCTAAATTATCAATAGCCATTCTTGCATGACCATTCATAATCTTCTGAGAGTCATCCATGTTTTCTGCTACGCCGATACCAAAGAAACTGTAAGGGTTCTTTTCGTAGCTAAAAGCTTGGTAAGGGATTCTAAAAGGTGTAAAAGGATTTACTACAGTTCTTAGAAGTTCTCCGTTACAGATCCAAGCATTAATTTGTACTTCATCTAAATCATCTATTTCTTCTGAAAGCTCCATACCTACCTGACGGCAGTACTCAGCATCCATAACACCCCAGTACTCTATTACTTCAAACTGACCAGACTCTTCAGAAGTAGGGTTATCTCTTAATTCATTCTCGTAACCTTTCTCTATATAGTTTGGTCCCATCTGGAGACAGTTCCTAATAGCATCCTTATCAAAGTAAGGCATCTTTCCTAAGGCTCGTAGCTGTGTCCTGTTAAGTCTGTGCCTATGTAAAACATATTCACATTCGGATAGACTGGTAGCGTTTGGGTCTGGGAAAAAATCCCAAAGACTGACAAACTCAATACGAGGAACACGAACATCAACAGGAGAATATTGTCTCTCGCCTTCGACATCTTCCCAACGATGTAACGTTTTGTTAAAGTTAAATGGACCTTTAATAATACCAGTCCCAAAAAGTGCGGCCTCAAAAAGCGCATTACGTATTTCACTGGCTCCGTTAGACTCCTCTATCTGATCATGTATAAGTTTTTCCATTCTTCTTGCAGCTTTCTGAGCCGGATTCAGTTCAAGAGCTTCTGCAATAGGAGTAAGGTTTTCTTTTACTCCTGCTTCTTGTGCCTGTATATCTACAGGAGGAACAACTTCAAATTTACCAGAGCCATAAGTAGCTCCAGGTTTTAGAGTTTTACCGTCTCCTGAAAAACCTACATCAAAAGGGTTTTCCGTTTCAGTTTCTCCAGAAGTTGTTTCAAGACCCGGCGCAGGATTGTTAATATCCAAGTGAGCATGTTCTGCTACTCCTTCAGGAACTTTAGTTTCAGTAATACCAATAGGAAATTTACCGGAGCCAAAGATAACTTCTATAAGTTGTCCAAAGGCTGCGAGTACTTTAGTCTTAGTTACTTTAACAAATACTCTAGACTTTTCGGACTCTCTGAACTTTACATTCTTAGCATACATACCTCGATAATTATGGTATGCATTGAGCCATCTACCTTCATCAAGGTCTCTGGAAGATTCGGCAGAAGTAAATCTGTCGTTTATAAGACCAATAAGATTTTTACGTAGATTATCTTCTAGAGTAAGTTGAAGACCTTGTTCATCTTCAACTTGCTCAAAGTAAAGCTCATTGGCCGTTAATGTATTTTCTTCTGCCATAATCTTTAGTCAGGCAGCACGCCAAGGTGAAGGAACTCAACCAAGAACGTAACCGTGGTTGCTGCTGTAGCTAGGTCTGCTCCAATTGGAGTGAGTCTTCCGTATAAAGTTCTTGCGGCTGCTGTATAAAGAGTTCCTGCAATTACAATAGCTTCAGAAGTAGCAGGGCCACCTACGACACCAGCAGTAACGCTAGTACTAACAAATGCATTAGCTGCATGACCATGAGAGTTCTGGATAATGTACAAGGGTGCATTAGCAGTCCAAGTTACAGCAGAACCTCCATCATCAAGAATAGCTTCTGTTGCAATGATTTGAGTACCACCAGAAGAAGTACCTAGTGAAAAGTCTACGTCATTACCGCTACTACCACCTGTAACAATGTTACCTGCCGGAATAGCAATTAAGTTTCGTATAATAGTATCTGCTGGTTGAGTAAATGAAACATCTGTATTAGTGTCATCAGTTACTGCGATAGTACCTGTAGTTACAGAAGTCCATGAAGTACAAATATGATCAGCAAGTTCTTGGACATCTCCTGCACGGGCAGAATTACGTCCGGTATCTCTAATTTCAAAAACAGGATTTGCCATTATCTATCTCCTTTTAATATCCAAATTCAGCATCTGCTGGTGTATAAGCTTGTTCCATTCTTAAGTTTCTAAACTTACTAAAAATGTCATTTACCTTAGGTCTAGACATAATTAAATATCTTAAGGCGTCATAAGCATGATCAGGGGCGTGAGTATCCACGTCCTCTGGATTACTTTTATCTAAAGGAAGACCTTGTAACTCTTTTATAAGATTCGGACAACTGCTAAAAATCTGTAGCTTAGGTCTTCCATTAGGTTGTAATCTTAAATATTCGTGTATTTGTATTTTACCTTGTATTCTATTTTTATCTGATCTACGCAGCTTATGACCAGCTTTCTGTAAAGTTTCACCTACGGTTGGACCTGTAGTACCTGTCCTATTCCAAGCTGCAGTATCTAAAACTCCTTGGACACTATATGGATCTTCTAATTCCATGTTAGTGAGCATAACAGCTAAATCTTCTCCTGTAAGACCTTTCTTGTATAATTCTCTATAAATAATTAACGTGTTGTCATCAGGATCAATTGTAGCCCAAACACATGCACTTTCTGAAGCATAACCGTAGTCAATACCTTTAACTCTTTCCCAGCTTATAGGAATTTCAAAAGGTGGTATTACATGTACATCTAAATCAAACTCTGTAAATGCAGCACCTTCTGTAACATCCCAGTTACCTTCCAGAAGCTGTCTACGCTGAACTTCTGGAAGTGCCTTGAGCATTTGCTCATAGCGTCCATCTTGTGCCAGATAAGGATTATCTTCTAGTCTGGCAGTAATGAAACGTCGTGTAAGTCCATCTTGGCCTGTAAAGCTTGTATTAGGCTCTTCTGGACTTACATAACGCTTCTTTACCCAATGTGCTCCTACACCACCGGGGTTAGCGGTACAACGCATGTAGGGCGTTATTTCTGAATCTGTAGTACGTAAACGTGATGCTAGATAGTTCCAAGAAAACTCTGTGTTTAAATGAGTAATCTCGTCAAAACCTATCCAAGAGTAGGCTTGGCCCTGATACCTATAAACATCTGCATCTCTTTCAAGGAAACCAAACTCCAGCTTTGCTCCGCTGGGGAAGTTCCAAATCTTTTCTACTTCTCTGAACTTACACCCCGGAAAAGCTCTAGGGTAAAGCTCACGGGACTTATCAATAAGTTCCCGAAGTTCTGGCATAGACCTCCTCAGGATTAAAGCCCTATGAGCAGATCTATGGCAATATCTTAAAGGATCAACAAGCATGGCATAAGACTTACCACCACCTGCTGCACCTCCGTAAAGAACATCAGTTTCTGAAGCTGCTAAGAAGTCTGTCTGTGGACCATCATTAGGCTGGAATATAACTTCTTTCTTTGCAGCCTCTTGAACAGTCGGTGAAAGTTCTTTAATGTCAGCATCTGTTACAACTTTACCAGCCTTTGTCTCAGTTTTAGGATCTTCGTCAAGTTTTGTTAAAGTCTTGGTTTTAGAATCTAAAGAGTTTTTAGCGTTGGTTAATTGTTTTTGAAGCTTTTTAACTTGTTCTTTTTTATCTCTTACTTCTTGTCTAGCAGCTATCTTAGCCTGATTAGCTCTTGTATAATGATACTTACCTTTGTTACCTACAGCTTCTCTTTCTTCTTTTACGTAGTTAGAAAGAGATTGTATAGATATACTGTAACCTTCATGTTCTACAAATAATCTACCTTCTCTGATAGATTTGATAGACCCAGCAACAATGCCCTCTACAACCTTTTTTAATATTTTATATTTAGTTTCGTTGCGAACAAATTGTTTGTTAGGTTTATCATCATCATACGCAAAAGGTGCTGTACCTTGTTTTCTTGGTTTAGTTTTCGGCAGCTTCAATATCTATTACCTTTTTTGCAGGAAGAATGAATAAAGATCCACCACTATCATCTACGCTAATATCTAACTTATCTGTCTTACTAACTCCAATACGATCCAGGATAGTTTGAGCCGCTTGTAACTTTACATTGGCTTGAGGAATAGGTTCATCTGATTCCATCACATGTACAAGTTTTAAAGCAGCTTTAGGTGCAGATTGAGCAAGGATCTGAGTGGCTAAATCTATTATTTCATTTTTAAGTGATTTTATAACTTGAAGATAGCTTCCTTCAGCATAGCCTGCTAAATTTGCTGCTAGTTTTGGATCACCTCCCGTTTGGATTAAACAGTCCAAGAACTTTTGTTGTCTCTCTGTTAAAACACGTTCTGATGATTTCTGTGGTAAATATTTATTCATAACTGCCCATTATATAGCTGAATTTAAGATTTGTCAAGTTTTTATTGACAAAACAAGAAAACAACCCTATAATAGGCAAACACGCCTTCTAAGAGTGTTTTTAAAAGTTTTTAAAAGTTTTTAGAATCTTCTAAATAAAAATAAATATTTATTTAGAAGTATATTAGAAGCTTTTAAAAGCTTTTAGAAAGGCGGTCCCCCAGAAAGTTCCCCAAAGGTTGGACAATTTTAAAAGTTGTTGAAATGTTTTTGATTGTATTTATAGTGGGGGTGGGGGCTATGGTCTCCTGCCTACCCCATTCTCTCTCATTTGCTTCCCATTCCTATTACCGTTCCCATTTGCCAATCCTTTTAGGAATCGTTCGCATTCCTTTTCAAACCTTCCCTAGTCGTTACCTGCCGATTTTCCCAAACTTTCCCAAACTTTGACAAAGGCTAGACAATCTTGGGGCCGCTTTCCAAAGGTTCTAAAAGCCAGAATGTTATGTTGTAACATTTAGAGTTTTCAAAAACTTGCGGCACCTTTCGACAGTCTTAAAAAGATGCACAAACCATGCCAGTCCTGGAATCATACAAAAAATTTATACACCATTATATAATTATATATCTGGCTTTATTTTTTCTTTACATCTTCATCAGACCTGTTAATGTCGGTCCTGTTGTACCGAATCGCTGAGTGATTAATTCACTGTCATGCTTCAGAGTACAGCCAGCCATGGGTTGCATTGTCTCGGCTACGGCATAGGGCAATGCTTACAGAATGCGACGAAAGGCGCTTTCGGTATCGTTCGGATAACTCCGGAGAATTTTGTGCAGTTAGCAACTGCTTAGTGACTTGGTGCCCACGGTAGAGACAAATACGGGATTTTCTCGCGTAGTAGAATGCCCGTTTTGTTGTTCTAGTTTCTGTCGCCGCCGTCTGCACTGTTCAGGCAGGCAACGCTTCAGTAACAGGTCGCACGCTCCCACAGCATTAAGCTATTTTGGAGTGGAAAAAACCTGCCAAAAAAGGCAGACCATGCGAAGTCATCGAACTATTACAGCAAAACAGGATGCGTGAGAATTGATAGGAAACGACGGCAACGAAAGTCAGCCGTCTGCCGCACAAGCGGTCCCGATGCCACTGACCCCACGGGGTGAGGATAATCGTCTAAGGTTTTCCGGTTAACCGAAAGCTTCTATCGACGGAGCAAACTGGACACATCGAGAGCGCGTGATTATTCCGCGTGTCGTCTGTAACGCCTGCGGCTATTGCTGACAGGCCGTTGTTGTGATCTGAACAATTCACAACGCCATCGGGCACACCTTTAACCACGCGCTGCTCTTTTCTAAGTGTTGGAATAATTCAAAATAAATAGGAGTAAAAAATGAACACAAAACACTTTCGTAACAATTTGGATCGCATCATAAAATCAGAGAAAACTGTGCGCGAAGGTCTGCAGAATTTGCTGATTCTTGCGATTGAGGAATACGCAAAAAGCGGCAACACCAACTATATTGAGATGGTGCTAACCGCTGTTAAGGGTATGCATTCTGTGCGCTCATCAACGCTTGTCGCATGGATCAAGGCTCACGCAAATATCGTAGTGAGTGCTGCGAAAGATGGCAGCATCCGCGTGAAAAAAGTGAAAGGCGAGAGCGTCACAGCAACCACGCCCACAACGCTATGGTGGGAACATGACAACAAAGGCAAGGCGGCAGAGTTTGACGTGATCAAGCAATTGTCATCCTTCATCAATCGCCTTGATAAGTCAGAAAATGTGACCAACCAACTAGCGGCAAAGGATGCGCTGGTTGCAATCCGAAAAGTAATCAACGCGGCATAAACTGAAACCGATTCCAACACTTAGAAAAGGGTCAAAGGAGTTTAATATTGACTAGAAACAGTCCTCAGAAAAGACACAAAACTGCATGAGTCTTGGGCTAAGTGCGACTTAAAACGGGCCCAGTCTCTAATACCGGACCAAAAGACTTTAATAACTGAAGCCGGACCCTGATGTCCTGAGCATGACGTTAAACTGCTCATTTTTTGGTGGTAGGACAGCCAGGTTTTTCCAACCTTTGAAAATTGACAAAGGTACGGAGGAGTAAATGTATGGATAGGTATGAGACACCAGAATGGGCTGAGCTGGTAAAATTACAGAATAAGTGGACCTCTCAGGATATATTAACTATCACTGGGTTTATGAATCACCAAGAGTTTCTTGAACATTTAAAAAGATGGAAAGAAACTATAGCGGAGGAGTAAAATAAAATGATCATCTTTAATTACAAGTCAAAGAAGGATCTAAAAACCCACATTGGTGAGAGATTGAATTACATTGAGACATCAATGTTTGGTAATGAGTACATCAGTAATGGCAAATTGACAGGTGCCAACAGGCCGCACATAACAGGTCAAGGACGAGAGTTTTTTGCTGTTGTTACAATGAAAGATGACCTGATAACTAAGGTCAAGTAATTCCCCAAACGTCCTGGGTATGACGTAAAACTGCCTTTTTTTTGCTGTGGGTATTTGTCAAAGTATCCACAGGAAAGAAACTACACAAGGGGAAAAGAAGTGTTTGGATACGAAAGAATAAGTTTCAATGGCAAGGCTGACTTTGATTTTACATCAGAGTCCGCGAACATCTGGCTAAACTTCAACAATGGATATGCTGGGTATCTTGAATTTAAAAATTCATGTTGGAGTTTTAGTGTCCTGAACGAATACCATCGAATGAAAAAGAGACCTTCGATGTCTATTGGCCGAGATAACTTCAAGCAGTACGCCAGACTACACACCTGCTGGAAAACTTGGAACCTTCACAATCACGACCTACTGGAAGCAGTAACCTTTGTTAGCAGTTGGCTAAATCCCAGAAGTGGAACGCTGAGAGGCACATCTTTAGGTAAAGGTGACGGTGAGGTGTTGACTTTTTTTGCGGGTGGTCTAGGTCTACATCGTAAGCTAGAGAATGGTCTAACTGTTTCTATTGTTATGCATGAGATGAGTTATGGTGGTGAGAGAGGACTCTGGGAATTAGGAATCTGGCAGACAAAAAATCCTGATAAGTGGATGACCATGAACATCTTTGATTCTGATGATGATGTGGTTGGTTTTATGAATACAAGAAGGGTCGCGGAATATCTACAAACAATTGAGGAATGGAGGAATGAAAATAGTTGATCTGGAAACTTACAGAAACCAGAAAGACCTGGTAGAAGTCTTAAAACTTCTATCACCAGAAGAAGTAGACAATCTTTTTCTATCTGTAGAAGATGACGAAAGATTGACTGAATATTTAGTTCTATTGATGTACAAGTACAACATAAGGAGATACTGAAATGATTAGACACACAGCGATAAGCTTGGCCGCACTGTTGAGTACTTTCTGTATTGTTTCTGGTATCGTCTTGATGCAGAACATCGCAGTAGTAGAATTTCAAATACTAGAAATGGGAGGGACTGTTAGTCTCAGAACAAAAGTATTGTCATACTATATGCCAGCAATCTGTATAGTGCTTGGTCTGGTATTACAAGTGGTGACGTTCAACATTTATAAAAGGGATTGAAATGAGAATTAGAATAGCCAGAACCGTTAAAGATAACGGTAGACCTGTGGCCTATACTGTAAAGATAGGAGGTAGAAAATTTCCTAGGGGTCATGGGAATTTTTACTTTCCTAAAAATGGTAAGAAGCGATCTGCAATTTTGATGGCGCTTATTGACCACGGATCAGAGTCTAGTTGTGACTGTGAAGAAGGGAACGTGAATGTCTCCAGTTCAAAAGAAAGTTATCTTAATAGGGAAGAGATATGAAAGTTTTAATAGTCGCTGAATTTTCTGGAACAGTTAGGGAAGCATTCAGAAGCAGAGGCCACGACGCTTTCTCTAATGATCTTCTACCGTCTGATGATAACAGCCCCTATCATCTACAGGAGGACTGTATAGACGCTATTAGGAGCGACACATGGGACTTCATAGGTATGCACCTACCATGTACAGCGTTGGCTGTCAGCGGCAATGCTACGTATGGTAGGGGAATGCCTAAGCATCATGCCAGGCTAGAGTCTATTGACTGGACTATGGCGGTATGGAATTTAGCAACGACTGTATGTAATAAAGTCTACTTGGAAAATCCTGTCGGGGTTCTACCAATGAAAGCCACCCAATATGTACAGCCTTGGATGTTCGGCCACCCTGAGTCCAAGAAGACTGGCCTGTGGCTGAATGGACTATCACCATTAGAGGAGACTGATAACGTCAAAGAACAGTTCGACAATCTTCCTAAGAATCAACAACAGAGATTGCACTACTTGCCACCATCAGAAGATAGGTGGAAGATACGTAGCAAAACTTTCACTGGTATTGCAAATGCAATGGCAACTCAATGGGGTTAATGATGATTTTAATTGACATAAACGGAGAGCGTTGGAAACTTCACAAGCGATTGAAGGCTGATGGCATCAATCAAATTTACCCGAATCATTCGCAGATGAATCTCAGCAAAGAAAAAGATGCACCAACTACAGCTTTAACAATACCTGACTACATTGTAGACAGGTGGATCAAAGGTGAGATACAGGTACAAGTAACTAGGTAGCATACAACCACTACATTATGAGGATGCTTAAAAACAATGAGCAATTTCAAAAGACATAACCCTGCAATAAACAAGAGGTCTCAAAAATCTCCTGATAATTTTAAGGATATGATAATGATGGTAGTATTATCTATCCAACAACCTTGGCATTCTGTGGGTAAACAGATGCAAGACTACAGGTTAAAGGGTTCCTCTTCAAAGTATGTATGGGGTAATAAACTTAGAACTCTAAAATTCTTAGAGAAACATAAAGAAGAACTTTATAGAGAGGCTCTAGAGTGTTTAGAGTTTAACTATAAAAACAAATCTCTCAAATTAATGAAAGTATTCTTAAGGGTTCCTGGTTTAGGCTTAGCTAAAGCAGGTTTCTGTTGTCAATTATTTGCTGGATGTGTTGGCTGTATAGATATACACAACATAAGGAGATTAAATATATCTCCTAACATCTTAACATTTAATAAGAATGCTACAGATAAAACTAAAGAAAAGAGGATAAAAAATTATATAGATGCTTGCAGTAAAAGGAAATGTTCTTGGCTCTGGAATACTTGGTGTTCTTTAATAGCTAAGAAGCAGCCTGAACGCTGGCAAGATTCTTCTCATGTATCTCTAGTACACTTGGAGTATCTGCAATGACGCAAGACAATTTGATATTTGTTATATGGTTCTCTCTGTTAATGCTGATACTGTGTACGTATGGATTCTACGAAGGTATGATTCCATTATGTGACTATCTCATATGTTTATTCCTAGCAGTCTCAGGTTCACTCGTAGCTTTTTTCATAAGGATTGATGAAGATGATTAACTCAATTTATGTCCGAGATATTAATTCTATCAACATTCAAGAAGATTCAAATGGTGTAATAACTTTTGTTTTCAAATCTGAAGATGATTACATTAATATTGACTGCGGTATTCCCGCAAGCCTCAGCATGATCATTTCTTCTGATAGAGACATAGAAGACAGTACGCTACTTCATACACTGCTAGGAGCTGCCTATGCACATAAGCATTCTTAAGTACCATAACTTCAAAACTCATTCGGGTTTAGTAGGATTAAAACCCGGAGAGTGGACTGTTATCGAAGGAGACAAAGCTAAAATTATTGAATCACTAAATAAGTATATTGAAGGGAGATATTCTATAGAAGAAAACTTAGGCATCTTTGCAACAAACAATCACTTAATTACTATTGAGAAATGATATGAAAACTCCTAAAGTAAATAGCTTTTACAAAGTAAGAACCGGACCTCACCCTGCTACTGTTGTTAGAGGGAGGAATTCAACATGGAAAAGTATGCTTACTAACATGCCTGTTGGATCATGGATGCTGATACCTGATAAGAAACGTGCGTCTGCACTAGTATCTGCTAATAAGTATCTTAAAGGTAAGTACAGTTTACTAAGGTGCAAAGATCAACGAGCTTACGTCTTGATTAGGAAATAATAATGTTAATCATTCGCAAATGTCCTCTTACTGGTGTACAAAACAGGAAGGAGATTGAGGTAACAGAAGAACAGATCAGGCTTTGGCATGAAGGAACCTTGATTCAAGATGCTATGCCTAACCTTACAGCTTCTGAACGTGAGTTCATCAAGACTGGAATCACTGATGAAGCTTGGGAAGACTTAGGGTATAATAGCTAATGCTCAAACATGACGAAGAGATTTGTATTATTTGTTATAACAAAGAGTTACGACATAAAATGTTTTACTTCGACAATCTGTTGTACTGTTACAAATGTACTATGAAAAAACTTGGTAAGCGTAATGCTTGAAGATGCCACACTATCAGAACTATTCCAATACTGGCTTGAAAAGGAGAGATTAAATTTGGAAAAACCAGAGACGCTTGTGAGCGAGTTCGACAATAAAGCTACACTCTTTACACGTAATACTAAAGTACATATAACTTTTTCAGATGGATCTAATTATGAACACTTTTAAAATTGAAACTGGACCTGCACCTAAGACTGTTAAGCGTGGAGGAAAAGGCAAATGGCAGCAGTTATTTGCAGAAGCTCAAGTAGGACACTGGGTAACTATCCCTGCAAAAGACAGAGACAAGGCTAACCAGGCAGGTAATAGGTACAGGAAAGGAGGATATAGTCTTCAGAAACTTGAAGAAGGTGATGACTACGTTCTGGAATTTAAATAGACTTTAACTTTAACCCGCCCCGATGGTGAAATTGGTAAACACAGGAGACTTAAAATCTCCCGGCCTAGCGGCCTTGCCGGTTCAAGTCCGGCTCGGGGCACCACCTTAAAGAGTTAATTATGAGCATTGATGCATACTCAGAAATTCAAGAAACCAGAGATACTCGTATAAGATTGTTAGCTGAGATAGAAATTCTTGAGTATATTTTAAAACAAATAGATAGAAAACAATCTGAAAGTTTAGAACTAGACAAGATTGAAACGATAGTAGAACGCTTTGATTGTTATTCAGAACTTCATTCTTTGATTAATAAAAAATTAAACGATTCCGAAATATTTTTAGAGCAAATTAGTAATGATTAAATCTTTTAGAAACAGACTAGAGCAAACTATTTTAAGAGGTTTGAGAAGATCCTTCTGGATGTTAGAGGAACAATGGGAAAAAGAAATACGTAAAGAAAGGGAAGTATTTAGACAGCCTATAGTAATATGGGACTCTCCTTTAAGAACTGCTCAAGACAATTACGAAGAAGTGCAAAGGCTCAATAGAATTTTTCAAGACATATGCATAGAGTTAAATTCTAGTAAATCTTTTAGCACTCCACAGAAAATAAGATCAATAATTGAAGTATTAAAGGATGACAATAATATAGAGTCAGAAATTAAAGAAAGCTTAGAGCTTTTAATACTTTTAAGAAAAGAAAAGAAATGACTAAAGACATCGAGGAGTTCTGGAAACTTCTAAAAAAAGAAGAAGATCTTGATACATTCATTGACAATTCGAAGGTGCTGATATATGTACTTGAAAACGATGTTGAGTTTGCTATGTCTGTTGACTATTTCTTTTAACTCTTTTGCTGATAGAAGTTTACATTGTATGGCACAGAATGTTTACTTTGAAGCCGCATCTGAATCTTTCATAGGTCAGATAGCAGTTGCCCAGGTTGTTATGAATCGGGTAGAATCAGAACACTTTCCTGGAAATCCATGTGATGTTATTTTTGAAGGTCCATCATACATTTCTGCTAGGGGAAACATCCTACCCATAAAACATAAGTGTCAGTTTAGCTGGTATTGTGATGGTTTACCTGAAAGTATAACAGATAGGAAGGCTTGGGATATGGCCGTTAATGTTTCTATGAGGGTTCTATTAAAAACATTACCTGATATAACCGAAGGTAGTATGTGGTATCATAGTACTAGCGTTAATCCTTACTGGGCCAAAACTAAAACTAAAGTAACACAGATAGATAATCATATCTTTTACTCCCCGTAGCTCAATTGGATAGAGCATTAGCCTTCTAAGCTAAGGGTTGTAGGTTCAAGTCCTACCGGGGAGACCAAACATAGAGGAACTACTATGGCATATAGCGATAAAGTTTTAGACCACTATCAAAATCCAAGAAATGTAGGTAAACTTGACGCAGAAGATGATAGTGTAGGTACTGGAATGGTGGGCGCTCCTGCGTGTGGCGACGTTATGAGACTACAAATTAAAGTTAGTGATGATGGTTTAATAGAGGATGCTAAATTTAAAACCTATGGCTGTGGTTCCGCCATTGCTTCTAGTTCACTACTTACTGAATGGGTAAAAGGTAAAACTTTAGAAGATGCTAACTCTATAAGAAATACTGACATCGCAGAGGAACTAGCTCTTCCACCTGTAAAAATTCATTGTTCAGTTTTAGCAGAAGATGCTATAAAAGCTGCTATAAAAGATATTCGTAGGAAAAAAGAATGAAAAAGCTTTTAGAAATTTCAATATGGACAATAATAATAATAGGTTTTACTGTTGCTTTTCCAGGTATATGTTTAGTTCTATTAGGTATTCTTTTAACACAGTATAAAGAAGATGAATAAGAAATCAGTTAAATTTTTAGAAGCTGTTAAAAATGATCCTGAAACTGTTATAGTAATTCTTGTCGGCCTTGGCCTGATCATCTGGGGGCTTGACATCTTCTAAAAAATATGCTATAATCAATAAAATCAATTGCTTACGGAGGTTCACAGAATGATTGAAGATGATGTAGATGAGTTCTGGTGCTACCTCTTCGCTATGAGAATTGGTTCTAAGCTTCCAAAAGATAGAGTTAAAAATAAATTTATTACGTTTGTAAAACAGGAGGTAGTAAGATATAATTTAATTTTAAATGAAGAAGAACTTCTAAAACTTTTTATAAAGTTTTTAGAAAATCTCTCAGAGGGGTTGTTTCCCCGTAGATGATGTGTAATAATTATTAGTTCTAACTAAGGAGATGTGTTTCAATGCAAAACATTAATGGTATTCCGCAAGTAGTTGAAGGTGTAGCTTACTATAGTAGTGTTACTATTCCTAAGCCTGACTTCAACGGAGAAAAGAATCTGTACATTGTTAATCTTGCTGTATCTGATGACGTGTTTCAGAAGTTTCAAGATGCTGGATACAACTGTGGTATGAAGCCAGCAGGACGTGCGTCATTCACAGAAGACCCGGTGATTACATTCCAGCAGTGGGAACTAGGTGCTAAGGGTAAGCCCAACCGTAAGCCTCGTCTTGTCGATCAAGACAAGAATGATGTTGACGTGGCACTTGGCAACGGTTCTAAAGTTGCTGTGCAGTGGCGTCACTCTGAGTATGGTGATGGCAAGTACCGTCGTCCCATTCTTGAGAATGTTCAAATCATTGACCTGATTGAATATCTAGGAGACAATGCTGAGTCCGGCGACTCTGGAGGATCATTAGCCTTTTAAAAGGAGGTAACATATGGAAGAAGAATCTAGACCTGTTGTGACAATTAACAACGTAGAGTATCCCGTGGAAGAACTTAGTGATGAAGGAAAGTTTGGTTATTCCTTGCTAACTGAGATTGTTCCCGAGATCAATGCGTTGACTAAACGTCTAGCAGTTCTAAATGCAGCACGTTCTAACATCGCTCTGAACATTGAGCATTCAGTTAAAGGAGATGAGGGGGAGTCCTAAAAGGCTCCCCAACCTTTATGGCATATGAAAAAACACATGAAGATTGTCCAGCTTGTGGGCATAAAAAATGTTTAACCATTAATACTGATGGTACAGCCTGGTGTCATTCCTGTGCTAAGTATTACAGAAACTATAAGGAGGAAGTAGATACGGTGGAACCGTCAAAGCCTACTTTGATAAAAGATAATTCCAGTCCTACTGACGGAGGATTTAATCCTTTGACAGATCGTGGTATTCAATTAGATACCGCTAAGAAGTTTGGAGTTAAGTCTGTTATTAATAGTGAGGGACGTGTCCTGAAACACTTCTATCCCTATTACAATGGTTCTGAAGAAGTGGCTTATAAAACTAGAGTTGTGGACTCTAAGGGATTTCTAAGCAGCGGTCCTATTCAGGAGTGTGGTCTGTTTGGTCAGCAGTTGTGCAATGATACTGGCGGTAAGTATCTCACCATCACTGAAGGTGAGTGTGATGCTATGGCGGCGTATGAGTTGCTTGGTTCTAAATGGCCGGTGATCTCTATCAAGGGTGGCGCACAGTCAGCAGAGAAAGATGTTAAAGCTAATATAGAATTTCTAGAACGCTTTGATCACATCGTCATTGCTTTTGATGCTGACAAGCCGGGACAAGAGGCAGCAAAGAAAGTGGCTCGTTTATTGAAACCTAACAAGGCAAAGATAATGCTAATGCCTGAAGGTTTTAAAGATTCTAATGACATCTTGAAAAAGAATGGTCATGGTCTTTTTGTCTCATCGTGGTGGAATGCTAAAACCTATACACCTTCTGGTGTTATGAACATATCGGAGAATAAGGATAAGTTTCATAACCGACTGAAGAAGGAAGCGATTCCTTATCCTTGGGAAGGTCTAAACAAGAAGCTTGAAGGTCTGAGGCAGGGTGAGTTAGTGACTCTTGCCGGTGGTACAGGTCTTGGTAAGACTTCTGTTACTCGTGAGCTTGAACACTGGTTGATCAAGAACTCCAAAGATAACATTGGTATCATTGCTCTAGAGGAGGACTGGACTAGGACTGTTGATGGTATCCTGTCTATTGAAGCTAATGACAGACTCCACATTGATAGGATCAGAGAAGGTTATTCTCAGGAAGAACTTTCTATTCTATTTGATGATGTCTTTGTTGATAACGACAATAGAGATCGGGTGTGGATTCATGCCCACTTTGGAAGCAATGACATTGATGGAATCTTTAGCAAGTTACGTTACATGATCATAGGTTGTGAATGTAAATGGATTGTTATTGACCACCTGCACATGATGGTGTCTGCTACTCTGGAAGGTGATGAACGACGTTCTATTGATTCCATTATGACACGCCTCAGAAGCCTCGCAGAGGAGACTGGAGCAGGGTTAATACTGGTGTCCCACCTCAGGCGTATTGACGGCAACAAGGGCCATGAGAAGGGCGCTGAGACCGACATAAGTCACCTGCGTGGATCACATAGCATTGGCCAGGTTTCTGATTCTATTATTACTTTAGAGAGGAACCAACAGTCTGATGATCCAGTTGAGGCTGCTACCACTCGTGTAAGGATTCTGAAGTCACGCTATACTGGTGATGTCGGTGTTGCTACACACTTGCTTTATGACAAGGAAACTGGTAGGCTTTCTGAGGTTGAGTATTCTGATGTTGAATTTGAAAATTCGGATGAGATGGCTTTTGAATGAAACTTTTATTTGACATTGAAACAGATGGTCTAGATGCTTCTGTAATATGGTGTCTAGTAATTCAAGATGTTGATACAAATCAAGTATGGGAGTATTCACCAAATGAAATAGAAGATGGTGTTAAGCTGCTATCCAAGGCAGAAGTGTTGGCAGGTCATAATATAATTGGCTTTGACATTCCTGTCTTGGAGAAACTTACATCATTTAAACTAGGTTCTCAGAGAATTATAGATACTCTTGTTCTTTCGAGATTGTTCAATCCTGTAAGGGAAGGTGGTCATAGTCTAGGTATGTGGGGTCAACGTCTTGGCCTAGCTAAGATAGAGTTTGATCAGTTTGAACGGTACTCTAAAGAGATGATGGAGTATTGTAAGCGGGATGTAGATTTAAATGTTAAGGTGTACCATGCTCTCAGAAAGGAGAGTGCTGGGTTTGATCCTAAGTCTATTGAAATTGAGAATGAATCTGCACGCATCCTGAAAGATCAGGAAGCTTACGGGTTTTACTTCGATGAGTTTAAAGCAGAGATGTTACTGGCGTTGATGCGTGAGAAGATGTCGGCAACTCAGCAAGAGGTTGAGAAAGTCTTTAAACCTAAGATTGATGAGAGGTATATTTATCGTAAAGATAATAAATCAGGTAGCTTAGCTAAGACTGGTAGCTGGGATAATCCTAAAGGTAAAGGTGTTAGACTAACTCCTGATGAGTACGAGAAGTTTGTACAGATGCCGGGACTATTCAGCTTAACCAGAAAGACTATGGTTCCTTTTAATATAGCATCACGTAAACAGGTAGGTGAATATCTACAGGAGTTTGGTTGGAAGCCTAAGCAGTTTACGGAGAACGGTAGACCTGTAGTAAATGAAAAGACCCTCTCTCAAATTGAGAACATTCCTCAAGCAGATCTGATTAAAGACTTCTTGATGTATCAAAAACGTGAAGCTCAGATTAAATCTTGGCTGAAGGTTCTTGGTGATGATAATCGTGTACATGGTTTTGTTGTACCTAACGGAACCATTACAGGACGGATGACCCATAGAGACCCTAACATGGCACAGGTTCCTAATCTGGCTTCACCTTATGGTAAGGAGTGTAGAGAGTGTTGGACAGTACCTACCGGATATAAGTTGGTAGGTATTGATGCCAGTCAGCTTGAACTTAGAATGCTTGCTCATTACATGAACGATGAGGAGTACACAAATGAAATTATTAACGGAGACATACACACCGCTAATCAAAAACTTGCAGGACTTGAATCAAGAAATCAGGCTAAGACTTTCATCTATGCCCTCCTATACGGAGCAGGAGATGAGAAGCTTGGGACCGTGGTTGGAGGAAGTGCAAAAGATGGTGCGGGACTTAGACAATCATTCTTCGATAATCTACCATCATTTAGGGATCTTAAGAGAAGAGTATCAACAGCGTCTGAAAAAGGATTCCTTAAAGGTTTAGATGGCCGTAAGATATTTGTCAGGTCTGAGCATTCAGCACTTAATACGCTTCTACAAGGTGCTGGAGCTATAGTTATGAAGCAAGCTCTTTTACTCTTTGAGGAGAGTATCAGCAATTTAAAAGCCAGGATAGTAGCTAATGTTCACGATGAGTGGCAGGTAGAAGTACATGAGGACTTTGCTGACTTGGTTGGTGAGCTAGGTGTTGAAGCAATTATAGATGCTGGAGAAGTTTTAGAACTTAAATGTCCACTAGATGGAGAGTATAATGTCGGAGACAATTGGGCTGAAACCCACTGATGATGTATACTTAAAAAGTATATCCTGTGAGCCGGATGAGTATGGGGGATTCTATGCTACATTTGATGACGGTTTAGATATTCAGTATGAACCACGTAAAAAAATTTTTAATCCTAAGAAAAGAACACTTTGGATACATGCTGATCCAGATAAAGTAGATATTGCTTTCTTTCACAATAAGTTTGAACTCGGCTATAACACTGAAAATGAAACAGGAGTTTGGTTGTCTGTACATGATGAAGAACTTTATTATCATAAAGATGTTATTTCAGAAATAACTTCAGAATTAGAATATCCTTGGAAAAAAGAGTCAGATACAAATGGAATCTAAAACAGAATATAGCTGGAAGTTTGACAGGATAAACTCTAAAGGAGAAACTATATTTAAACATTCTACTAATCAAACATTAGAAGATGTGTCTGAATATTTAGATTCTAATAATATTGAGTATGAAGTTAAGGCTGGCGCACAAATGCTCTGGGTATATAGCAATAGCGGTAAAAAATATTCTTATTATTACACTACAGGTAGATGGTCTTCATATGGAATGCATTTCAAAAAACATTACCGTTCTAAAAACATAGAAGATTTTTGCTCTAGGTTTTTAAATAATAGGGAGGAAAAATGAAACTCGTAAACATTCAACCAGATGAATCCCCCAGCCTTTGTAAAGGTTTGGATAGAAAAACAAGGTATGAGCTTATTGAGAAGAATCCTCAGAGTAGAGATTATCGCTTAACTATGCTGAGACATGCTAAGGATAGGGCACGCCGTCGTAATATCTTTTTTGATCTTACATTAGACGATATTAAACTTGGTACGCATTGTCCTATTCTAAACATTAAGTTTGAAGTAGGTAGAGATAGTTGGAAGAACTCTCCCTCTCTTGATAGAATTGATAATAGTAGAGGATACGAATCAGATAATGTTATTGTTGTTTGTATGATGGCTAACTCTATTAAGAATCAAGCAACTCCAGAACAGATTAGAAAGGTTGCAGATTTTTATAGTGAACTAAAAAATAATGGATCTTAGTACATTAATAGATGACATTTATTCTGCACTATCACCACTAGAGATAGGTGAGGATCTAAATTTATCTGATGATGTCATAGAAGAGTTTGGGGAAAAGATCAAGGATGCTGTTAGGTCTTGGTCTTCTCCCCACAAACAAACTTCTGGTCTTAGAATGAGTAACATAGGAAGGCCAGCTAGACAATTATGGTTTGAGTCTAGGAGTGAAGATAAGAAAACTTTCTCTGCTCCTACACTTATTAAATTTCTATACGGGCACGTCTTAGAAGAACTTGTAGTACTTCTTGTAAAACTTTCTGGACACTCTATAACTGATCAGCAGAAAGAAGTTTCTGTAGATGGTATCATCGGACATATTGATTGTAAGATTGATGGAGAAGTAGTCGATATTAAAACTGCAAGTAACTTTGCCTTCAAAAAGTTCAGAGAAGGTACGTTACAAAATGATGATCCTTTCGGATACATGGCACAGTTAGCTGGGTACGAGGCTGCTGAAGGAACTTCTGATGGTGGCTTCTTGGCTATAAACAAAGAGTCAGGAGAGCTTACTTTGTATAGGCCAGGACCATTTAGTAAACCTAATATAACTGCTAGAATTTCTAGCATAAAAGATTACTTAAAGGTTGATGAGCTTCCTCCTAGATGTTATCCTGACGTACCTGAAGGTAAGAGTGGTAACAGGCGTCTTGGAACCAGTTGTAGTTACTGTCCTTATAAGTATGACTGCTGGTCTGATGCTAATCACGGTAACGGTCTTATTGCTTATAAGTATGCTTCAGGAATTAAATACTTTACAAGAATTGTTAAGGAACCCCAGGTGCCTAGACTTTGAACAATAAGAAACTAAAAGAAATTAACAGACACTCTGAATTTCTTTTTAAAGAGTGGGTCAAGACTCTGTTACCTGAAGAAGAAGCTTTAAAGGTTGATGATGCTGACTATCGTGATCTTGTTCCTGAAGAATACCATGCTCTTGTAGAAGGAACTCTAAGACTTTCTCCTAATTCTCCTAGATGGATTAAAAAGAAATTAAAATCTATTATTAAAAATAATCCTTCAGTGGATATAAAATCTTTTACGTTGGAAGATCTAAATGCCTGAAGATGCTAGTTCAATGACAGTAGATCATTTTATAGTGATGCTTGCTAATAAGATAATGATTCTGAACACAGAACTAGATTATGATGATCTTATTATTCTTAAAGAATTTTTAGATAGGAGGCTGACATCGCTACAAGAAAAACTACATTAAGAAAAGCTAGAAAGAAGCGTCCTAAAAGATTTAATACTACATATGATTCTATGTGGGAAGCTATTCTACATGAGTCAATACTAAAAGATTGGGATCATCACGTAAATAAAATATCGTATGTTATAGAGCATACCTACGAGCCAGACTTTGTTAGAAAGATTGGTAGGAAAACAATCTTACTTGAATCTAAAGGCAGATTCTGGGATCATGCTGAGTACACTAAATACATTTGGGTTAAGAAGAATCTTCCTAAGAATACTGAACTTGTGTTTTTGTTTGCTAATCCTTCTGCACCTATGCCGGGATCTAAAGTTAGGAAAGATGGTACAAAGAGATCTCACGCTGAGTGGGCAGGAGCTAATGGTTTTAGGTGGTATAGTGAAGAATCTATGCCTACCAAGTGGATAGATTGCTCTGCCAGAGAGACAGAAGATTTCAAGAAACGTAATGATAAAATAAATTTGGAGATGGAATGAGCATTAATAATATTAAACCTGGAGAATGGGATTCATTAAAAAACGATTACGGTAAAGCCCCCTTACATCATAATTATGATATGGTTAACAAGCCTCCCCACTATAATAAGGGTGATATAGAATGTATTGACGGTATCAAAGCAATGCTTTCTAAAGAAGAGTATATTGGATACCTTCGCGGGAACTCTCTGAAGTACCGTTGGAGGTATCCATATAAAAATGGCGTAGAGGATTTAAATAAGGCTGAGTGGTACGAAAAAAAGTTATTGGAGCTTTACAGTGAAGAAGAAATTAGATCGTAAAGAGGAGCGCCGAGAACGATACAATCGTAAGCAGTTTAAGGGTAAACCTTTAAAAGCTCAGAAAAATTTTAAGCGTTTAAAGACTCAACAAATTCAAGAATTAGAGGCTCAAGAAGATATGAAGGATGCAGACTAATGGATCAATACCAACACTATATCCATAAAAGCAGATACGCACGTTATTTAGATGACGAGAAGCGTCGAGAAACTTGGAAAGAAACTGTAGAAAGATATATTAATTTCTTTAAAGAAAGGAATCCTGATCAGTTTGAAATTGATTGGGATGATCTTTATGCTTCTATACATAGTCACGATATTATGCCTTCTATGCGCTGCATGATGACGGCAGGGGATGCTCTTGATCGTGACAATGTAGCAGGATATAACTGTTCTTATCTTCCTATTGACAATCCTCGCTCCTTCGATGAGCTAATGTATATCCTCCTAAATGGTACAGGAGTCGGCTTTAGCGTAGAAAGAGACTACGTTACTCAGCTACCAGTAGTTGCTGATAGCTTTCATGTAACAGAATCAACTATTGTTGTGTCTGATAGTAAGATTGGATGGGCCTCTGCATTCAGAGAGCTTATTAGCCTTCTGTACGCTGGAAAAGTACCTAAGTGCGATTTAACTAGAGTACGTCCAGCAGGAGCCAGGCTAAAGACTTTTGGTGGTCGTGCCTCAGGACCAGAGCCTTTGGCAGACTTGTTCAATTTCACAGTAGATCTATTTAAAGGCGCTGCTGGTAGGAAGCTTACGTCTCTTGAATGCCATGATCTTGTATGTAAGATAGCTGACATTGTTGTAGTAGGAGGAGTACGTAGGTCTGCTTTGATTAGCTTGAGCAATGTCACAGACAACCGTATGTCTAATGCTAAGAATGGTGAGTGGTATTTGACTAACGGTCAGCGAGCCTTGGCTAATAACAGTGCTGTTTATTCTGAAAAGCCAGACTTTGATACTTACGTAGGTGAGATGAAGCGTCTCTATGAAAGTAAATCAGGAGAGCGTGGTATCTTTAGCCGTGTGGCAGCTAAGAATGTGGCTGCTAGAAATGGTAGAAGAGATACGGATCACAAGTTTGGTACTAATCCTTGCTCTGAAATCATTCTCAGGCCGTATCAGTTCTGCAATCTTTCAGAAGTTGTAGTAAGATCTACAGATACGAAGCAGACTCTAAGGGTTAAAGTGCAGCGTGCTACAGTTCTAGGAACTTTACAGGCTACCTTGACAGATTTTAGATACCTTCGTAACATCTGGAAGCGTAATACTGAAGAGGAGGCTTTGCTTGGGGTCTCTCTGACAGGTATTATGGATTGTCCTATTACCAACGGCAGTGCAGGAGAAGTAGCTACCGCTAGATTCTTATCTGAGTTGCGGGAGATTGCTGTAGAAACTAATAAAATTATGGCTAAAGAACTTGGTATTAATCAATCTACTGCTGTAACTTGCGTTAAGCCGTCTGGTACTGTATCTCAGTTAACTGACAGTGCTTCTGGTATCCATCCCAGGTTTAGTGACTACTATATCAGGACTGTACGTGCAGATAAGAAAGATCCTTTAGCTACAGCTATGATCTCTTTTGGATTTCCCCATGAAGAAGACGTAATGAATAATTCTAACTGGGTATTCTCGTTTCCTCAGAAGTCTCCTGAAGGTTCTCTGACTGTAGATAGTCTTAGTTCTTTAGAACAGCTTAAACTCTGGAAGATCTATCAAGACAATTGGTGCGAGCATAAACCTTCAATGACATGTTACTATAATGATGATTCATTCTTTGCAGTATGTCAGTGGATATGGGAAAACTTTGATAGCGTTAGCGGTATTAGCTTTCTTCCAGAGTCAGAGCATGTATATAAGCAGGCTCCCTATCAGAAGATAAGCCTTGAAGATTATAAAATACTAAATGATAAAATGCCCTTAGCTATGGACTGGGACTTAGAAGAAGATGATGACAATACAGAAGGTATGCAGACGCTTGCTTGTGTATCAGGAGTGTGTGAACTATGATTAAGAAAATTGTAGAATATGTTGAAAACATTTTCATGGATCTTTACATGGGATATGTTACAGAACATGAACAGTTAGCTTTGATTGGTTTATTTCTTTTTATTCTAGGTGTAATGGTATTTATTCTTGCTTAGAGTTAAACTAATAGATTTCATGGGCAGCGATAAAACCGTTGTTAATGCTGCTCGTGTTTCTTTTAATAAAGAAATTTCAAAGATGCGTAAATCTGATGAAGGTTTGATAACTTACTTGGCTGAACACAAACACTGGACTCCTTTCGGACATGCTCAACTACAGTTCAGGATCTCAGCACCTGTGTTTATTGCTAGACAGTTAGGCAAGCATCAGGTAGGATTGGTTTGGAACGAAGTTAGTAGAAGATACGTAGACTCTGATGTCTCTTTCTATACCCCTCCGGTATGGCGGAAGAGAGCAGAGAACAAGAAACAAGGCTCATCTGATGATATAATTGTATACGATGACATTCTTTTTTCTAGTTACACAAAGCTTTTAAAAGCTTCAGAACTGTTATATGATACACTCCTTGAGAAAGGAGGAGCGCCGGAACAAGCTAGAATGGTTCTGCCTCAGAGTATGATGACAGAATGGATTTGGACAGGATCTCTTGCGGCTTTTGCCAGGATAGTAAAACTTAGAGATCACGATGATGCCCAGAAAGAGTGTCAGGAAATTGCTCAGCTTATTAGTAGTGAGATAGCTGAGACAGAAGATTTTAAAATATCTTGGAAAGTTTTAACTGAGGAGAATAACTGATGGACTACTTAGTAGCTCTTAAAATGACTTACGAAGCAGAGATAGCTACAGCTACTGCTAACTTAGAAAACTACCTATACAACTCTGTAGGTGTTGCAGAACATCCTGATATTATAAAATCTATGGATGCTATGATTGAAAAGATAGCTGCTGCAAAAGAAAAGATTCTAGTGGTAGAAGAAAAACTTGATGAACGAAGCTAATATTATATCTTTTAAAATCTTTATAGATCCATCTGGAAACTTGATGAGTGAGTACTCAAAGTTTCCTAAAGAAGAAGTAGATAAGGTCTTCTACAAAGAAGATGTTGTATCTATAAAAAAGATTCTAAGAGAACTTGAGCCTAAGCTTGAGAACTTACACAAGTTTATAGAAGATGAATTAAACGCTCTTAGCTAACAGCTTGAATATTTAATTTCTGTTTCATTACTATCTTGTTGCTGGTTTCTAGAATAATTGCACTATGTTGTTGTATCAAAGATAAAATAGTTTTCTTCATGCTCTCATCTTCGTATTGTAAAGATTCTGAAAGAGTTGTTCCTAAATGAGACATAGCGTCTGAGTTGATTCTGAGTACTGTAGATTCTGGCGTTTCTATGAATTGTATCGTATCATCCATTATATTCCCTCATACGTTTAAATCGACAGTTGATCTGTCAGAAGTGTAGTCTTGTAGTTTAACAGTTCCATCTTGAAATTCATAGAAGATAGTTCTAAAAACTCTAGAAAGTCTGCGCTCTTCTCCCAGTCTTTTATTTTCAGTCACGTACTCTACCTGACTACTCTTAGACCAAGTAGAAACTGGTATGCTGCTGGAGACAGGCTCTATCACCACTTAGCCTTATCAGCCCAGTAGGCTGCGCTCATCTTGCCTTTGGCAATATTTTTAGCATGCCTAGCCTTAAAGCTTTTACGCTTCTTCTTCATCCTATCAGACTCACCCTTCTTAGGTTTACCTGCGGTCTTAGCACCCTGCTCTCCAAATCTTATAAGCTTGAGCTTGTGTCCTTCTTGAGCTAAAACAACATGTGACTTCTTAGCGTGGTCAGGAGTTCTCTTAGGTTTGTTTACTCCCTTCAGTCTGTATTTCTTTAACATTCTTGCTTTACGATCTTCGTGAGCCATTTATTTTCTTCTCCATATGCGTATACCATAGATTGCAGCAAATACTGCAAGGATGAGCCACTGATACCAGTCAGGGGTTTGACTCAATGCTCTAAAGCCATCTTCTACATAGGTAACAGTACCGGGAATAAAGCTTAGGATTAGAGGGATACTAAGAATTAATAAAACAAATTCATCCTTCCATCCTGAGTTCCTGATTTGCTCAAGTTCCCAAGAGTTGTCCATCTGCTGGCCTTTCATAGCCATCTCTAATTTAGTTTTATGTCGAGCAGCTTCTATCTCAAGCTTCTTAACCTTCTCCTCATGTTTACGTTCACCACGAGCAGAAACAGCATCTACTACCTTCCCACCTAAACCACCTATTAGTTCTTTTAGCATCCCCTAGCCTCTATATGTAGTTAACCCAAGAAAAACTTTTTCTATTTTCTAAATAGTCTTTATCTTTTTCATTGGCGTAAGCTTCTTTTTCAAACGGAATAGACAAGTAAGCGTTTTCTCTTTTTACTAAGCCTTTTACCCAGAACAATACATATAGAACATAGAAAGGAACCACCCACAACTCCTGTTGTTGAGCTAAATGTATTTTTTCGTGAGTCACCATGTCCGTATCATCTTTTAGTTCTGGAACTATAAAAGCGAAAGGCCATAAAGCTATTCCTTTTCTCCCGCCACTAAGGATTTTGGCAAATTTTGTATAGATAACCATTTTATTCCTGCTCTTCCTCAATCTCTTTTTCAATAATTTTTATAATATCTTCAATGACAGCTATGTTAGTGTCTATCTGCTGTTTCTGAAGAAGATTATTTTTAAGCTCTGAGTTATAAACCTCTAACTCAGCTTCTTTACTTCTAGCGTGTCTGTAAGCATTTAAATTAATAATCATTGTGACCAAAGGAAAAGAAACAATCCTGCCATACAGACTGCAAAAGCTATTAAACCCGCAGCAAAATAAGTTAAAACTTCTTTAATCATTTTATTTCTTTTTGCTTTAGCTCTCTTCAACTCAGCTATAGCCTTTTTATGTCTTTCTTTAGACTCCTCTACTCTTGTCATTATTTCAGTATACTGTGAGCCTTGACCACTCATTAATAAACTATCTTTTAAAGCTCTGTTAAAGCTTTCGGCCTGACGCTTTGCAAGCTGTAGCTGCATAGATTGTTTCACATCCAGTATGCCTCCTTTGGCCGTCTCTACTTCTTGTATCCTCTGTTCTACATCTGAGTATTTACCTACTAGATTAGCCATATCAGAGGCATGACCGCCGGTTTCTTTTATGGTGGATAAAGCATCATTAAGAGATTTGAGAGTTGATATAACTGCTCCAATCGCTGCTGCTTCCCCGATGCCAAACATTAGTAGCTCCAGACTCTAGGTCTGGGCCTTCCTGCTGCGTCTTCTAAAGTGTCAAGATGAATGAATCTGGAGGTTCCTGTCTGATTTACCCCAATGCCTGTGAAGTCCATCGCCAGAGACGCCTTCAGAAGCTCGTAGGCGTTAGTTCCACTACAGGTAATATCGAGGGCTTGCCCTGATGCATGTGCCCCTGGAGAGCTTTTACGGGCTTCTATGGGGTGGTCTGGGCAGCGGTAGGCAGAGCTTATAATAAATGGAAAGCCTACCTTCTCTCGTAGAGATTCAACACGCTGCATAAAGACTTGATTCATCCCGTCCTTGCCGCAATGTTGACAATGAAGCTCATCTACTGTAAAGTATTTATACATTTTGACTCCTTTTTAAAGCTTTTAAAACTTTACCACCTTCAACATAATTAACTGAATCAACATTTATATTTCTAGAATTAATTTCTATTACTTCATCAGTAGTTCGTCCTAAGATATTAGTTGCAACTCTTGCAATTGAGCTAAATCCTCCTTGAACAAATCCAAGTCTTCTCAGAGGGTCTTCTTCCGCAATACCTCCACCAAGAAATCCAAGTCTTCTTAAAGGATCTTCAACATCTACAAAAGCACCCCCAGCCTGTTGGTCATAAGGGACACCAGTCATTTTGTCTATACGTTCATCAGGCTCTTCAGCAGCTCTTTCAATATCTACTTCACCACCACCTTCATAATATAAACGTCCTATTTTTTTAGCAGTCGGTTCTCTTACTACTTCATCTTCAATAGGGTATCCTGCATAATCAAACACATCTAAAACTTCATCTCCAAAAGGAAGAGGTTTTAAAGCTTGCTTTGTAGCACCTTCAAAATCTCCTGTCCTAATGTTTCTAGATATAGAACCTTCAAAATCTCCTACAGGTGGAGCATAGCTTTTAAACATTTCAGTACCCCAACCTATAACAGGAACTAGGTTTTCTAACGGGTGCTGTCCACCATGACCAGAAGCAAGTCTAGCTATTTTATCTATCAACACATGGTTAAAATTACCACTGTGTTGAACACCTGCTCCAATGTTTTTCAAGGTTGCGTAAGCTTCTTTATATGAATCTTCATCTCTCTCTTCTAACCATTTTCCGCTAGGATCGTTTAAGAAAGATTTAAAAGTAACAATTCCATCATATAAGGCTAAAGATCCTATCATTTTTACAAACAGTGCATCATCTCCGTCTTCCATACGACTAATAAGAGCATTTGTTTGTGATGTCTTTGCTTGTGCCCAGGATAAAAATTGAAATAAAGATTTTAAATAAGGATCGTTAGATTGAGACCATGCTCTACGATTAGAAAGCATAGGAAGAATAGCGTCTCTGTCTGCAGCCCTAGATCCTGCTAGATTTAAAATTCTTTTTCCGTCTACGTCCTGTAAAGCTTCATCAACATTTTTAAACTTTGTTAAAATATTAATACTCTCATCAGAAAGACCAGCAGCGTTTGCTTGGTTCTGTAGTGCTGTAGTTCTTTTTGTTGAAATTTTATTAGCTATTTCAAAAGCTCTTTCAATACCTGTGTTATAAGCATATCGCCTTGTAAAATTAGTAAAAGGAACTAGACCATTGTATTTAAAAAATGTCTGGTTCACATTAGTAGATAGCCTTTGCGCTGTAGAATTAGGGTTAGCAGTAGCTAGTCTGTATTGTCTTAACTCGTGAGAAGCCACATCTCTGTTAGAAAATCCTGTTACAGCGCCTATGTCCGTATCTTTATCTAAAGATCTTGCAAAACCTTTCATAGCGTTGTAGGCTCCGCTGTTCATAAAAGGCTGGGCAAGCTCTCCTAAACTGCTTATTACAACTTTAGGAAGATATGCAAGATTAGCTCCTGTTACCATAGTAGACATTACTGCATTAGACATTTGACTATTAGCAGCCCAACTAGATTTGTGAACAGTTCCAAAGTAAACTTCAACCATTTCATTTACGACATTCAAATGGTCGTCTCTCATTTTAACCAGTCTTAATCTTTCTTTTTCTGTTTTGGCTTTATTCATCCAGCCTCTAAAATCTGTTCTAATAGCATTTTTAAGAGATGTGATTCCTTCTCCATTAGCTCCAAATCTTCTAGCAAATTCTGCAATAGGTACAGTGCTACTAGTATATTCTTTTAACAAGTGATCAATATCTGTCTGAAGAAATCCTTCATCCGCCAAAAGTTTTCTAGCTTCAAAAGATTTAAAAACTCTCTCTTTTTCAAAATGAGAAGTTAAAGGTCTCATTTTTTTATTGGCTATGTCAGAAAAAGCGGATAAAGGTGCTTTATCAGATCTTCCATAAGTAACCATGCTATCAAACCACTCGTCAATAACATTTAAATTTATTTTTCCAGGGTCTATTGTCTTTCCTACTGCTTCAGCATCTGCTATTTTTTCTAAAGTATAAGCTTCTCTATAAACTTCTCTGGCTTTTTCTGTAGTAGCCATTTTAAGTTTATCGTGCATTTGAGGTAAAACGTATTGAACTCTACCGTCTACAATATTAGGCTTCCAGTTCATACCTACTTTAGTAACTTCATCAGCAAGTTTATCTACTAAACTTTTACCAGCTTCTCCAAGTTTAACAACTTTATCTAATTCTGCATCGTCAAAAGAAAACTTAGATTTCAAGGTGTCTATATTTTCAAAACCTTCTTCAAGAAGAGTAGCAGCTTTTCTTATTTCTTCTGATCTTCCTCCACCTGCTACACCCAAATCTTCAATTACCTTTAACCAAGAAAGATTAAGTTCTTGTTGTAGTAACTCAGATGCTTCTTCTACAGTATTTTTAGATGCTCCTTGCAAACCACTACCTACTTGCTGAAATAAAGCTCTGCTTAAATCATGTACTCTTCCACCATAAGCTTGAGCTTTTGCAGCAGCACCGCCTGAGAAAAAAACATTGGCTTGCGCTCGTAAATTGTGAGATAACACTTCTTTAATTGAGACTTCTGCAGCTTCTTTAACAGAAGGAACAAATTGACTCTCTACTATTTTTTTAGAAGCAAACCCACCAACAGCCCCTGCAACCATCCAAGGTACTGGATTAAAGTCTTCGTCACTATATAAACTATGAGCAGCACCCAAACCAAACCCAGCCATAGACCCCATTATAGGTCTATAAACGGCATGTCGTATAGTGTTTGCGTTTAAGTGTCCATTAACAGATAATTTACCAGCAATTCCAACAACATTATCTGAAATATCTTCAGCTTCATCTCTGATTAACTTAGGAAGTTCTTGCCTTAAAAATTTAGTAGCTTCTTTTCTAGATTTTGTTAATCTTTTAAAATCATCATCTTTTAAAATTGTCTGTAGATCTTGAAGTTCTTTAAAAGCTCTGTCTTGATCTACAGTTAATGGACGAATAGAAAAGCTTTTTCTTAAATTTCTTTGTCTTCTGTGAAGCTCTACTATTTTTTTAGCTGCTGCTATTTTATATCCGTTACCAAAATTTCCAACTGTTTTTCCTATAGTGTCTGGAGCTTCATTATAAAAAGAAGATATAGAGCGTTCTAAAGCTTCTAGTTCAGTAGGTTCCAGGTCAGGAAGAGGATTATCTTTTACTTTAGAAGGTAAAGATTTTCCCTCAGTAGTCGTAATAGTTTTAAGAGGTTCATCTGACTTAGTTAGTTTTAAACTTTTAGGAAGGAATACAGCACCTCCTACCGCTCCCATACCTGCTGAAAGTCCTAATCCAAGAGGCTCTATTTCATTGCCTTTAGAAAGTTCTTTGATTGAATAGTCTCCAGCAGCTATGCTGCCCATTGTAGCTGCGCTTAAAAAGCGTCGAGCAGTGTTACTTAGCTGTGCCCCCTTTGCAGCAACACCCGCACCTCCTGCAAGATACAAAGGCGCAGCAGTAGGATCAATCACATAAGATCCAATCTCACCTGCCAAAGCCCAGCCAGACTCTTTATCCGCTGCAGAAAGGTCACTATATTTTCTATCAAGCTCTCTAAGACGTTCTTTTTCTTTTTCTTTTAAAAGTTCTTCATCTCCTCCAGCAGCTATGTATCTAAAAGCACTTGTACCTAGCCAGTCAGCTTTTCCGAATCCGTACTGAAGCTGTCTCATCTTAGAAGATTCATACTCTTCAGGAAGTTTTATTTGAGGCGTTTGATATTTCTTATCAGAAGATTGTTTAAGTAGTTCATCATAATATTTTTGTTCTTCTGGATTTAATATAATTGCCATTATATTTCCTTAATTAAAATATTCGTTGCGTGGCACTTTCTGAATTAAGCCTTCCAAAACTTTCAGGAGTTCTTGAGAGAAGACTTTGAGGAGAAGGTTCATAACCTACAGCTTTTAAATATCTGTCAAAAGTTCCTTTACCTGACTTAGTATTATAATATTTAAGATAATAATTTGCTCTTTGTCCTACACTATCGGGTATTTCCTCTGGTTTTGTTAAAAGATACAATCTAGCAAAAAGAGCATTAACTCTGTCATCTTTTAAATCTTCGTACTTAATAGTATTCATATTCTTACCTATAGTATCTTTTAAAAACCCATTAATAACACCTAAATGTTTTTTAAACTTTTTAAAAGAAGTTTTATCTCCAACAGCTCTATTCTTTATTTCATCAAAAGCTACTTCATCCATTTGAAATACACCTAAAGATCCTCTTCCGGTATCTCCAGAATATATATCATATGTTCCTCTGTCTGTACCTTTATTACTTTCTACTGTAGCTATCTCATCTAAAAAAGTAACAAGATTTTCTTTTTGTTTATCATCAATAGGTATTAAATTAACCACCTCTCTTATTATATCATCTCCAGTTTCTACAAAAGAGTTAGCTGGGCCTTGAATCGGACCTAACTCAGGTGAGCGTGAAGTAATCTGTTGTTCAGCCACAGGTCCAAAAGAATAATCGTCAGGATCAATATCTGCGGGTAGTGCTTTATCCCTTTCCAGAGGACGCCTTAATTCAGGATCAAAAAGAGTTCCTGAAACTACAGATGGGGACTCTTCTTCAATAGACGGGGACTCTTCTTCAATTGAAAACTCTTCACCCATTATAAATTCATAAGTTTTATTATTCTTAAATAAAACTTTATCACCAAAAGGTGAAACAACATCTGTATCAAGTCCCGGCAAATCTAACCTACTTAATTCTTTAGAAAGTTGTTTAAATACTGAATTATTTCTCATTTTTTGTGCGGGACTTTCCTCTTGATCTTCAGGAGGAGTAAAAAGATTTCTAGCTTTATGCTTTCTGGTAATTTTACTAGCTTCTGGATAGCTCATGCCTAATTTTTCTTCTAGATCTTTTATTACAAGTTGTCTAGATTGCATATCTGCTTTAATTATAGCCGCGTCTTCATCAGAAAACATTCCTAATACATTTTCTATATTATCCCAGTCTGCAGCAGCCCTACCTGCTACCTTATCTAATGTAAATCTAAAAGTTCCACTGTCATAAACAAGTGAAGAATCTTTAGAGGTCATAAGTGGAAGCTTAGGATTGGTAATTTCCCCACCAGCATCAAGAGTCTTCACATGACTAAGAGCAACTGCTTTAGATTGTCCATCTTTTACAGCCTTACTGATGGATTCATTAGTAAGAAATCTAGATGGTGGGTCTATGTCTAGATCTGTTTCTACTGTAATTATTCCTTCAGACACATCAGAAAAAGATTTTTCTAACTCTTCGCTGATTTGATACTCATTAAAATTAAACCCATTAGCTGCTCCGTACTGTGCTAAATCATCAGTAAGTAGAGTCAAGGCGCTTCTAGATTTTCCTACTTCAAATATCTGATAGTCCTCTAGAACATTTCCTAATCTTTGATTAACTTCAGCCCTAATTCTTGTAACAATCTTGCCTCTTAAGTCTCCTTCCAGTTCTATTTTTTTGGCATCAGAAATAGAAATTCCCGGTTGTTGTTCTGCTTTTGAAATAAATACCTCAATGTGACGGTCAAGTAAAGCTTGTTGCTTCCTAAGAGAACTTTCTGCAGAACTAGAAATTAAATCAGAACTAATTCTACTTACGTTATCTTCAGCAAGCTTTTTAATAGCTTTACTAGTATAAAACCCATCTTGATCTCCAGAATTTATTTCTTTAACAAACTGATAAGAATTTTCTTCTGAGAAAAAAGGTAACAGTTTTTTAGCAAGCGGTAAATTTTCTTCTGAAATTACTGCAGAAAGACCTCCGGTTTTTATTTTGTTATAAGTTTCATAGTTCTTTATACTTCTAACTCTACTAGCAATCAATCCCTGACCATCTTTATTATTAATGTACTGACCAACAGAGGATTCAAAATTCTTGTAAGTAATTTTACCAGAGTCTATTCCTAATTTTAAAGCTCTTGTAGCTAGGGTGTCTAAATCCTTTGTTAATTCAGAATATGCTCCTTTTCCACCATCCATATAAATATTAAAATGCTCTTGTTGTGCTAGTTCTCGCTCTTCAAATGGCCTTCTCATTGCGTCCAGTCGCAGCCTTTCGGATTCGCTTTTTCTTAGGGCTACTTGACGTTGACGTTCTGATTCAGTAGCAGTCTCAACAATATCTTCTAAACCTTGTTCTTTTAAATTATAATTTATTCCTCGCCGCGCCCTAGCAAGAGAGTCGTTATACTCTGTTCTATCTTGTAAAAAACTATAAAAATTTGGTGCTGCCTCTGCTCTTGCTTTTGCTTTTAGATCAACTGGTTCATCAGAAAAAATACCCTTTACCTTTCGCAATAAAATTTGACCCGCATTCCCATGAAGTTTATTTTTTTCTAAAGCTTTTTCAATATCTTCAGAACTTCTAAATCTTCCTTTGCCAAAATCTTCAACAAATTTAATTGAATCGTCTACTAAAGTTACACTATTTTCATCTATAGTACTTTGCATAGCTTCAAAAACAGAATTAATTTTTGCTCGTTGTTCTGGAGTGTAGCGTACAGCCGTTCTCCAATCGTTTCCGACAATTCTATTAAACTCATCATTAGAGCGTACTCGCTGAGTATGTCTAGCTGCGTCATAAATATTCATGCCGTTTTGAGCTGCTGTGTCATTCCAAGTATCTATTGTTTTTTGAACTGCATCTACTTCTTTTTCTACGTTTCTTCTTTGCTGAATGATGCCGCCTCTTGCATTTTCTCTTTCTACAAAATCTTCATGCTTTTCTGCAAAAGGTTGTTTAATAAAATTTACTGCACCCTGAACTAAAGTTTCACCTATAGGCGAAAGAGCCATATACATTAATCTTTGTTTTAAATAATCTTTTTCTCTTTCTTCACGTTCTTTTCTAACATTTCTATAATCTTGAGCGTATGCTTGCCCAATACCTTCTAAAAGATTAGCCATTATCTTGCTCCTAATAATGATTCAGCACGCATTGGCTGATCGTCTTCTAACCGTTCTGTTACTCTGTCAGGAAATTCTTCTCCCGGCTCTGGTTCTTCTATAGTTCCTACAGCCTGTCCAAACATAGAAACATCTTCCTCGTCATCATCCTCATCATCTTGGATAACAAATTCAATCTGCGCTCTCTCTGCTAAAGCTGCTATCATGTAAGCTAAAGGCTCTGCTAAGATAAGCATCATGTCGGGATTAAAAAGACCTTCTTGAAATCCTTGGTAAAGAAAAGTCTTTACTAGATCCATGACTGCAACACCACTTTCTAAAGAGTCCATTAAAGGGTCATAGATTTCTTCAGATGTAAACAAATCAAAATAATATTCTAAGCCATCACTCTTAGTAACAATCTGAGGAGGACTTTCCCAAGGTCTAGGATCATCTGGACTAACCGTTAAAGATTCCCCCGGAATTGCTCCGTCTAGTGAAGTCCCTTCTTTAAAAAACATTTCATCTATTTCAGACATTATGGTGTCAACCTTCTAGCTAGATTTTGTTCATATAGTCCGGGATTTAATACATGTTCCACAGGATTAAGAGGATACCCCGGAGAAGTGTCTAATAATTTTCTTATCTCTAAAGCGTAGTTTTGTACTTGCGACTGTGGATTTAAAGACATAGCAGTTTGTTGAGCAACTAGTGGATTTGGTGAGTACATATTTCGTCCAGTCCAAGCTTGTTCATATTCTGGTTGATCTTGACCCATAGCACGTTGAAAACCCAGATTTACAGTTTGACCTACAACTGCTGTTTGCGCCTTATCCATTATCCTGCTAGGACTAAGAAGACTTTTAAAAAATCCTTTGTCTTCAGTAGAACGGAAAAAATCTCCACTTTCATCTGCAATATCAAAAAGTTCTGGCTCAGAGTAAAGGGGGTCAGTACCTTCAAAACTTATATTTGCTTTTCCTGATTGAAAAGGTACTGCTTTATCATATTCTAATTTATGAGGAGTAAATTTATACTCGCTTTTCGTTTTTACTGTTCTTGTGTCATATTCAACTGAACCAATATCATCTGGTTTGACAGAAGTCCACTCATCATCAACTTTGTATTGGTCTACTACCTTAAATTTATCTTTTTTTATTGGATCAACATAACCACCTTTACCAGTATTAGGGTCGTAGGCCGCAGTAATTTTGTTACCGTCTTTCATTTCTATTATTTCTCCCGCACTGTTTTTAACTCGCGGCATAGTACCATTAGCAATAGCTGTGTTTATATCTACCTTAGTAGCCTTAACACCTCTCCACTCAGCACCTGTGATACCCTGTTTAATTTTAGTCCAGTCTTTACTCATTCCTGATGTAAAAGTATGACCATCAAAAACATTACCACCTCCAAAAAAACGAGACATGCCGTTCATGGCACTTTTTCCAAAGTTAGTTATTACTTTCGTAATACTTTCAAAAGGAGCTTTTACAAGGTTTACTGCTTGGATTCCTACACCCATAGTATGTCCCAAAGCTTTTGCAAACATGTTTGTACTTCCAGCTAAGTTTCCTGCTAACTGACTTAAAGAAGTAATCTTACTTAGTCCAAGCATACTTCCTAATCCATTAGCAAAAAGACTACCAATTCCTGGCAATATCATTGACATAGCTATCTGACCAAGCCATCCTATCTTGCCCATAAACTTACCAAATTTCTGGAAACCTTTTTTTATACCTTTTCCGATTTTTTTAAAGGTCTTTTTTACACCTTTCCAAACTTTTGAAAAAAATCCCATTATAGTGTTACTCCTGTTATCTCTTCCATTAACTTAAATAACTTAGTTCTTTTAAATTTAAACTCCACATTTGTCATAAAAGATTCACTTGCTAGTCCAGAATTAATTAATGCTACAATTCTTTCGTTCCTAGTTAATTCTCTTGTAAAGTCTCTATTTGACTGATCTCTTATTTCTTGCCACATCTGAGCCTGAGCAGCCGTACTCATTGCAAAAGAATTTTGAGCATTCTGAGCATTAACCGTATTTTGTGCTGCAGTATCTATTGTGTTGGCTTTTCTACGCCATTCAACATTAGATTGTTCAACTGCTTGAGCATTAGCAGCATTCCACTGTTCTCTTTGGAAATCTAATTTAGAGTTAAATTCTCTAGCAGCCGTTTCCATTTGAGCATTAAACTTACTAACATCTGTTTCGTTTTGTGCATTTATAGCTCTTGCTCTATTTTTTTCAGCAACATTAAACTGTTCCATAGCGTTTAGCTGAGTAACATTAAACTGTTGCATTTGTTGAGCCATATTAGCATTAAACTGATTTACTTGATTTGCAGAAGTAGCATTGAACTGTCTTGAAGAATTTTCAGAAGCTTGATCAGATAGTATTCTTTGTTGACGAAGTTGCTGATCTAAAATAATACCTTGTTGAGCATTATTCAAATTAGCCATGTCCATCTGTAAGAAGTTTCTAGCATTTTGTATTGAAGCTTGAGTTTTTAAATCCGCAGCTTGCATATCCATAGCCGCTAAAGATGCTGCATCTTGCATAATAGTTTGTTGTCTGTTATTTAAATCTGTAGCAGTCATAGTTTGTAAAAACTTACTATTGGCTAATTCAGTCTGCTGTTCAAAATTAAATTGTGTCATATCTAAATTAGCATTTACTTGAGCATTAAACATAGCTGCTGATTGTTCGTTACTTAAGTTAGCTAATCCCATCTGTTGTGCAAGCTGTGCATTAACTTCCCCAGCCCTCATACGTTTCTCAAACATTTGTAACTGAGTTACGTTTTCAGCAGACATACTTTCAGAATCGGCTCTATTTTTAGAATCAAGATTTGCTAATTCTATTTTTTCTTGCATACTTAACTTAGCTAAATCTGCTCTCTGTTTTAACTCTTCGTTCATAGACATAACTTGAACATGAGTATTTAACTCTTGAAAACGAAATCTATTTTCTTCAGTAAAGTTTGCAGCATCAGTAGAAATTCTATCTTGAAGCTCAGCAAGTTCTATCTGTTGTTCGTTAGCTAAATTAGCAAGATCCATTTGCTGTGCAAACTGAGCATTAGTTTTCCTAAAATCTACTAACGTGTTTAAATTAGCAAGATCTGTCTGCTGCTCTGCTGTCATATTAGCTCTAGAAGTAGCGTTCTTTTCAGAAAGTTCTGAAAGCTCTACTTTTAATTTCGCATCGAGATTAACTTCTTCCATACGCTGATCAAGTTCAGCTTGTCTAACAGATCTTTGTATCTTAGCTGTTAATTCAGCAAGCTCAAATTGATTATCAGCAGTAAAGTTAGCTGAATCTGTAGCTATTTTATCCTGTAGTTCTGCATACCTCATTTGCTGGTCATTGCTTAAATTAGCAAGTTCCATCTGTTGGGCTAACTGTACATTAGTCTTTTTAAAATCTACAAGAGTTTGAAAATTTGTAAGACGTTCTTGTTGTTCAGCAGTCATTCTATCTCTAGCTGCTAAATTTAAATTATTAAGGTCTATAGCTTCTATTTGTAATTCTGCACTAATATTAGCTTTTTCCATATCCTGCTCAAAATCAGCTTGACGCATAATTTTATTTATATCAGCATTATATTTAGCTAAACGGCCAGCAGACTCTGCATCCATGTCTTTAGCAGCTCTAAGACTTTCAGCTTTTAAGTTAGCTAAGTCCATCTGTGCATTTGCACTAAGTGTAGCAATAGCAGCCTGTTGTCTTTGACTAGATTCCTGAGAAGCCCTTTGTTGAGCAGCCTGGAAATTAGCCATTTCAGTTTGTTGAAGTTGTTCACCAGACAGTATTTTTGCCTGCTGATTAAACTGTCCCTGCTGTACTTTAATCTGTTGAGCCATAGAAGCAGTTTGAGAAGCTGCAGTTTGTCTGTTAGCAAGATTCTGCATTCTTACTTGCATAGTATTCTGTGCAGAAGCTAAATTAGCCTGTTGTTCGTTGCTAAGATTTTGCTGTGCCCTTTGTTGTAGAGCTTGAGCGTTGCTCTGAGCCATTGGTAAAGCACTTTGAATAATTGCATTAAACAAAGCATCACGGCCTACAGAAGAAGCAGATAAGCCTCTACTAGCCATCATCTGTTCTACAGCAGCTACTGCCGGTCTTGCCCATAAAGGCGTCTTACCTTCTTCCATACCAGCAAGAAGATTACTCATCTGTGTAGATACTAAAGCTTCTTCAGGAAGAGCCGCTACTGCTGCTATTACTTTAGGATCAGGATCAGTATCTAATTGAGCTGTTACTTTTGCAGGATCTTCTGAAATAGCTGCTGTAATTTCTTCAGGAAGGTCAGCTACAACTTCATTCATAACTGCAGCACCGGCCATCCTTTCTCGGCCTTTAACAGCTTCCATTTGAGCAGCAGCAAAGGTAGGTATACCACCAATTTCTGCAGCAGTACCTACAGGAGGTTCACCTAATATTGCTTCTCGGCCTTCTAAATCTAAAGAAGGAGCCTCTCCTAGTTGTTTGGCTATTCTTTTAGCAGCTTCTTGAACCTGTTCTACCCTTGTAGCAGCTTTTTGAAATGCTGGGGTATCATCAATGTCAGTATTGCCACCCTGAGGTTGGTAATCAGCAGCGTAGTACTCGGCTGTAGCTTGATCAGTAATCTGTGCAGCCGCATCTCCCATATCTTGAGCAATAGGAAGACCAGTCACAGGATCAATCCTAGTAGCAGCTTCACCTGTCTGTTCGGTTCTTGTTGCTATCTGATTTTTATACTCAGGAAGATCTTCTAAAGCAACTCCACGCTCTTGAGCAAGATTAGTAAGTCTTGTAATAACTTCTGGAGATATGTCTCTACCAGTTCTGGTAGTTACAGTAGGCTCACTTATATCATCTGCAATCTCATAAGTTTCATCAGTAGTAACACCTTCAGCATATTCAGAAGTTATTTCAGGCTGTTTATTGAGCCATTCTTCGTAAGCATCTCTTTGAGCGGGATTAGGCCACCACTGACCATCAGAAGATTGAGACATGACCGTAGGTGATATAACATTTTCACCCTTTTTAAATTCGGCACTTTTTAAAAATTTTTCTTTCTGTTCTTCAGGAGAAAGTTTTTTTCCTGGCCTTTCTACTGCAGTTGCTTTTGCAGCTTCTTCTTGTTCTGTGTCTCGTTGTGCAGCAGTAGTAGCAGTTACATCAGCAGAAGCGGCTGTAGGTTCTTTTGAAACAGTTCCAGTAGCACCAACAGTAGCAGCTAAATCATCAGCTTTAGCAGCATCATAAGTTATAGCATCTACAGCTTTTGTAGTTTTAGGTGCTGATTTTGACCATTCTTCAAAAGATTTTTGTAAAGCTTCATCAGCTCTGTCTTGATATTTTTCAAGTTGTTTTTTTAATTTAGCTTTATTTTTTGCATAATTAGCTAATCCAGATCTACCTAATCTTGATTTATTTTTATCATAATCTTCTTTTAATTTTTTAAGTTTATCTTCGATACGTCCTACAGCTTCAGGTGTATGTTTTTCAACAGCTACTTGATACTCATCACTGGTTTTCCAATTTTCTTGCATTTCTTCAGGAGTAAAAGGTCTACCTACACCTACAGCAGTTTCAGCTTTACCTTTTCTAGTTCTATAAGTAGAAGCTTTAGCATCTTCTGCACTAATATAATCAGAAGCTGCTATTTCTTCTATATCTTCTTTTTGAGTTATAGTAGAAGGATCTACACCAGTGTCTTTAACTAATTTAGAAGGATCTTGCCCAAATGTAGGGAAAGCTAAAGCTTCTCCTGTAGTTCTCTGCTGACCTAACTCTTTTGCAGCTTTAACTTCTGTTTCATCGTACAGAGGAGGAGCTTCTATCGGAGGTTTTGTTCCACCATCCCCACCACCGTCATCCTGTCCTGATGGTTTTTTATTATGTACATGACCATTCGGGCCCACCCATATTATACCAGAATCAGTTTCTATTGTTTCATGTGTACCGCCTTGATCAAAACCAACACGTCCACCAGACCTCAGATCTTGCCTGGGAATACCAGCACGCGCTCTAGATTTTTTAAAGCTTTTAGTATTTCTCCGAGATCTTTTCTTACTCATATTAAATCCTTAAATAATGTAACTACTATAGCCCCTGAGGTAGTGAGGACCGTGCCAATAAGTAACCATGCCACGCGCTCCCAACGGGCTGCATGCGAGTCAGTCTGCTTTCTAAGCTCTCGTAACTCATGGGTTGCCTCCATCCATCTTTCACCACATTCTTTCTCGTGTTCTGCGATTTTCTGGAGAGCTTGCATAGCGAGTTCATTGGAAGATAATTCACTCATTTTACCAAGGTGTGCCAGATTTTACAGAGGGACTTACTTTTGCAGCTATTGATTCTTCTATGCGCTCTTCAATTTCAGCTTTATTTACTTTTGTATATAACCACTCTAAACACTTTGCTTCAGTCAAGTCGCTATAAGCAATAAACCCCGCTGCGTCCGCTGCTATCTCGTCAAGAGCTACAGAACCATAATTGTCTGCAGTGTGTAACTCTCCATTAGCTTCTTTTGAGTCGAAGCATCGCCAATGTACATTTGTAACGATCTTGTCGGAATTGTTCGTGTACTCTAAAGTTCCAATTTGCCATGTAGTAGCCATTATTTAATCCTCCAATTCCTTTATACGTTTCATAAGAGATTCAATTTGTGTTTGTTGTTCTTTAATTGCTTCAACCAACAATCCAACTGTATTTCCATAGTGCAATGCAAGAAAGTCATCTCCTTCTTTAAAAGCAGGTGCGGTATAAACAGCTTCTGGTAGAACTTCCTGTACTTCTTGGGCTATAAGTCCAGTACTTTTTTCACCGCTTTCTTTGAAATTAAACGTAACGCCACGAAGGGATTTAACCTTGGATACCGCGTCAGGGATTACCTGTATATTCTCTTTTAACCGAATGTCTGAATTAGACTGGCTTGCGGTAATAGTCCCTGTAGTTGATAGGTCGCCGGACGAGTTCATTAGAAACTCATCATTGCCGGAGTTGTCATAGTTGATTCTTAGCGTGTCATCGGTATGAGTATAGAAAGCGTAATAGTGCGCCTGATCGTCAGTCGTATATAGCTGCAACTTGTTGTTCAGGTTGAATGATGTTGCGGCTTGAAACCGAGCTACCTCCACTCCGTCATCGAGGAAGGTCAGGTTACCGCCACGATAGTCTATGAAGCCATTATCTGAGTCGGTTGGTGGCTGAATGCGGAGTTGGCGACCAGCAGAATTTGCCTCAAGGATTAACATCCCCCCAGAAGGAGGTTCAGCGCCCAGATTGATGTGAAGAGGTACATCTGGGCTCGGCTCATTAATCCCAACATAACCCGTCGAATCAACAATTAGCCTCATGTCTGTGTCAACATTGGCGTTATCTGTATCAGCAACAGCAATGAAAAAATAATTTACCCGCTCTGAAGCGTCAGTTGCTCTTGTGCCTACATAAGCAGGAATATAGCCAGATCCTGCATCGTCGTTCTTAAAGCCAAGAGTAGTGGTGTCGTCGTCTGCCCCATTTCTGTTGGTTACCATGAAAGGGGTGACATCTGCGCCATCTTGCCTCACTTCTAAGGCATGCCCAGTGGATGTAACACCTATACCCACGTTACCCGCTGTGGTTATTCTCATGGCCTCGGTGGGAGTAATAGAGGCGTCTTTGGTCCTGCTGGCATCCGCACCAACGTAAAACTTTATTCCGTCATCTGACCAGCTATCCAGCTCTATACCTGCATAGCCGTAAGTACCTGTGTACGGGAATCTAAAGCCAGCCGCACCGCTTGCAGGTTTTAAGCCTGCGCCCAGAATAAGAGATGCAGTGCCATATTCTGACCATATAGTCGTGTAATGAGCGTCTGACGATGATCCTCCCCAAGCAATGCCTCTGTTAGCTGTTGCACTACCAAGATCCAGATTCGCAGCAGGAGCAGTACTGCCTATGCCAACATTTTGAGATGTATCTATAGTCATTGCGACCGTGCTGTTACTGGCCAACAACATATTATGAGCAGAATAAGTTCCAACTACTCCGTCAGTATTCTGAGCATAGGCTAACAAAGTGGCGTTATTCGTTGTATCTACAAGTCTCACGGTAGGACTTCCCGCCGCTTCTAAATGAAGAAGACTGGAAGGAGATGTTGTACCTATACCTAAGCGCGAAGCACCTCCCAAAATAAGATCGTCTGTGGACTCATCCCACAGCATGTAAGACCCGGAAGTAGCCCCAAAGAACTTAACGTCGTGACCAGTGTCATCTACGCCTACGGTTACTGTGCTATCAATCTGGACAGCACCGTCAATGTCTACAGCATCTAAGTTGGTAGTACCATCAATATCGACGTTGCCGCTTATGTCTAAGGAAGCTGCTGCAACTTCACCAACGAATGTGGCGTTAGCACTGGAATCTAAGCTCAATGCCGTTAACTGATTACCGCCGTCGTTTTCTAAAACGTAGAAGTTGTGTGAACCTCTAGTGCTGCCATCAGCACCACGCGCCCAGTAGCGCGCTGCCCCTGAGTAGTAATCAATAAGTACTGAGCTAGTGCCAGATGCGGGAGTTGAAATATTGCCCAGAATTTGCAATCCGCCGCCGCTAATATCTACCTTTTGCGTAGGGGATGACACGCCTATCCCGACATTTCCAGCAACAGCTAATGTAGACGCCATATCTACAGCACCATCAATGTCTACTACATCAAGGTTTGTAGTTCCGTCTACGTCGATATTGCCGCTTATGTCTAACTCAGTTGCAATAATTTTGTCATTAAATGTTGCGGCACCTGCTTCAGACATATCAAGAGTAAGTGCAACAATTGCACTACCGCCATCACTACCTCTAAATACTATGTCTGCATCGCTGATATTTGATTGAACGTTGAAATGATTTGAAGATTCGTAAAAAGTGCCATAGGTCGTCCCACCGTCTTGAAGCGATACAACACCATCATTATCAGCATCAAGTACTATACTTCCTGCAACATCAAGAGTTAAATCACCAGAAGAAAGATCAATTTCAGTACCATCAATTGTAATGTTGTCTACAACCACACCTGCGTTTGCCGTTACTACACCACCAACAGCCAGTGTAGACGCCATATCTACAGCACCGTCAATATCTACTACATCAAGGTTTGTAGTGCCATCAATGTCAGCATCACCAGAAATATCCAACGTAGCAGCATCTAACTCACCAGTAATCGTAAAGTTGCGAATGCCTGTGTAGTCTTTGTTAGAATCAAGAATAACTGCTTTAGAAGCTATAGCAGTACCTACAGCAGTGCTTCCTAAGTCTAAGGCATTTAGTTCACCTAGTACGGCTGTTATACCATCTAAGGTATTAATCTCAGCCGCTGTGACTGTTACACCGTCAAGGATATTTAGTTCTGCTGTTGTAGCTGTTACACCGTCAAGGATATTCAATTCTGCAGCAGTACTTGTAACGCCGTCTAAGATGTTTAACTCTGCGGCTGTAGAAGTTACAGCGGTGCTTCCTATAACTAAACCACTAGCAGGTACAACTACTCTACCTGAACCTGCCAGAATAAGATCATCTGCAGATTCATCCCACAACATATAAGAACTAGCGGTAGCACCAAAAAACTTAACGTCGTAGCCGGTATCATCTACGCCTACAGTAATA